TCACGGCGGTGTTTGTAACCGTTCTCTAACCAAGTGTCAAGCGGTGTCATGACATTTTTCTCTTTTCCATCCTTTCGCCATGCCACGTTCCGGAATGGCCTCACTCGAAAAAGCCACCCCCGCAGCAACGCCCAAGTCTCTGGCGCAACGGAATCATCGGCAGCATGTGGTACTAAGTGTAACCAAGGCTACAATGCCGGGGAAGATGGCGCTCGCGCTGCGGCGTGAAGTCGCCAAACTCCACGAGGACATCATGAAGGCGGAAGACCCCCGCGACGTGGTGGCGCTCGTTGGTGCTGCAACCACGGCCAGAAACCAGTTGCTCGACATCATCGGCTGGCCCAAACGCCCAACTCCCGCGCCAGTGAAACCCGGTCGCCTTCCTCCTCCGGTGGACATCACGCCAGCACCCATTCAGGACGCCCAAGTTGCATCCCCTGAATCGGGTATCTGAATATAATCACAGTTGTGCAACGCGGCGCGGCTGTCCTCGGAGGGCATCTGGACGGGGAGCCGTCGGCTATCGGGTGAGGAGAGTGTGGCGGATTTGGAGGGTGCTGGAAATACCCTGAATCGGGGATCTCGGCGGCTCGCCTCGCCAGAGACCGGAATCCCCCTGTCCGCTGTCATCACCCTCGGCGCGTGCTGCGACGCCGTGGCGGTACCGTAGCGGCCCGGCGTGGGGCATAGGGGGGGGTGGGGTAAACAATCCTTTTTCCGGCGACCCGTGGGGGCGGAGTGCCCGGGGTGGGGTCGGGAACTCGACCCGTCGTCGCGCTACATACCCCCCCCTTCAAACCCTCCGTACAATTCTGACAACGCGGTAGGGAACTTGTAAGTGCCCAAAACCCTTGGGAATCAAGGTGTTAAGCACTACTACTTACTACTTACTTCTTTTAAGGATAATAATAATAAGAGGGATTTCTCCATGAGGCTCCACAGGGGTCCTTTGGTGTTCCTCTGAGTGTCTTGCGGGCCGGAACCGGTAAGTTTGTCAGGAACGCCGATTTCGCATCTGCAACCCACTGTCGCGCACGGGTTACCGCGCCGTACCTGTTCCGTACAACGGCGGTTGGGAAACGTACTGGCGGGCACGAAAAAGCCCCACCGTGAGGGTGGGGCGTGGGGTTACGCTGTGGGAGCTGGTCACTTCACTCGCCAGACGCGGGCACCGTTCACGATGGTCGGCTCCTGGCCTGCGAGTGTAACCGGCTTTGTCTGGACGGTGGAGCACTTGAACTCCTTTCCATCCGCGTTCTGGTTCGCTCGGTGCGTCGCGACCTGGACCGTGCCTGGGCGTTTCACGGACAGCGGAACGAAGAACGACTGGCCTGGCTCCAGTTGTTCAAATGGCAGGGTGTTGATCCTACCGTGACGACGCTTCGGAATTTGAACGCCGGACTCGATGGTCAATGTCATGCAATCCTCCAGACGCGCAGACCAGCTTGGCTGTTCTCAGTGACCTTGCGGCACGTGAAGCGACGCTTGAGTCGGTCACCGACTTGGTTTGCGTAGCACCGGACGTTCGGAGCCGTTTTCACGGACTCAGGAACAAACACGGACTGGCCAACTTCCATCTGCGCCAGTGGAATCGGAGGCCGACCACCATAGGTTTGTTCGGTTGGAATGGGAATATTGTCTTCAATTATCATGCGTTGTTAGTGTGTTGCTGTTTTTGGTTTTAGTCAATGAGTTAGTCGAGACATAGGTCATCCTCTGGTTCGAGCCTCACAACCGCCTGCGTCCCCGCCCCGATCTGCTCGGCGTGGGTCCCCGTGGCGTCGGGTTCCATGGTTTGGAGGTGGGAGAGTTTCATGACACACATCCGAACACCCGATCCGGCTTGATGTCACGTTCCACAGGCAAACCACGGCAGATGCGCATGAAATCATGCCCAGCGGAGTGGAAACGGTTCGTCGGTGTAGATGCGTTCGCCGTGCTCGTCGATGAAGGCGAGTTGGATGGGGGCTTGGTCGTATTTCATAACAAAGGCTCCTGCTTGGGTTGCGGTTGGGGTTCAAATTGAAGCGTTGGCTGCGCCAGTTCGCGCCTGACGCGTTCCACGGCGGTCCGGTAGTGCGTCGGGTCAATCTCGATGCCGATGGCCCTGCGGCCTGTCCTGATGGCGGCGATGAGGGTTGTGCCGGAGCCCATGAAGGGGTCGAGGATGAGGTGGCCTCTATCCGATGCCGTCTTGACCACCTTGGTCATCACGCGCACCGGCTTCTCGTTCGGGTGCGACCCTTCTTCCTTGTCTCCCACCGGATGAACAATGAAGCGGGCCTTGTCCAATGTGGAGCCGTACAGGCACCCAGCTTCCCACGCGTGGACGATGTACTCGGTGTCTGGCAGGTAATTCCCGCAGACGAGCGGGCATGGGTTCGGCTTGTTCCATGTAATGAGCATGTGCCGACGCTTTCCGGCTGCATCAATCAGCTTCGGGACCTGCTTGAGTGTTCCGAAGCAAACCCAGTTTCGAAACCCGGCCAATATGCCGTAATCGAAACCGCAGTCGGTGAAGCCTTCGGTCTTCTGGTAAACGGCCCGCGTCGCGCCTATACCGCCACCGCCAGCCACAATTTCATACGGCGGGTCCGTAATCACCGCGTCCACGCCTTCCAGCGTCGGTGCGATCTTGAGGCAGTCGCCAAGGATGAGGCGCACGGGGCCGAGGGTTATGTCTTCGTAGATCATACACTTACATACGGATACCCATTGTCGTTGGAAAGCTCCCGCTGGTAGTCGGCGAGGAATTTCTCCCTGGCGACTGCGGCGTTGGGGGAGACGTGGCAATCGACGTAGTTGTAGGTGAACGCGACCGTGACGCCGATGCGGTTTGCCAAGGCAGCGGCTTCGTCGAAGCAGGCGGCGATGGGGCTGCCGGTGGAAACTTCGACGCGGAGTAGGATGCTTGGGTTCATTGCTAATTCCGTACAAACACCGCCGCCTCCCACCCCGTGCGCGTCCGAACAGCGGAGCGACGGAGGTGGATGACAGAGGTGCGGTTCAAATAGTGAAGCGTGACCGCGACGCTCTGGCGGTCGTCTTTCGGCGTGATGATGTCGTCCACGGTGAACGGCTGGCCGGCCGGGATTGCCTCGACGCGGGAGCGAATGGAACCTGGCAGGTAGGTCTTGTGGCCTTTGTTGCGGGGGTTCAGGCGGGTGCGCTGGGTGGTACGGGTGGAGGATATAGTAAGATCCTCATCCAGCTTCCAGCGCAGGTACGCGGAGATGGATTTGAAACCCAGGTCGCGGACTCTGTTTTGGACGGCGGTGTGGGTTTCGGAGGGGAGGGTGAGGGTGATGGTCATTGGACCCGTCCCCCATTCCAGAACACCGCGACAACCTTCTCACCCTGCCGCACGATCCACTCGGTGTGCTGGATGCGCAGCGAACCGTTCTTGGCGTCGCGCAGTGCGTCTTCCAGGTTCGGGTATGGATCCGGAAGGACTTCGGTGGTTGTGGTGCCGCCGACTGCGGAGAGGATGACTCGGATGTGGTAGGTGGTCATACATTCGTCTCCTTCCACCCATGCTTCCTCATCCACCTGATAACCCATCTTGCAGCCATCTCGCCAGACACGTGCGCACTTGGTGTCACCCAGATCCACTCGACATCGAAATACTTCTCACAGTACCGATGATACGCGTACTCGATGTCCGCTTCGGACGCGGTGCAATCGCTGGCCTCCATCGCGGCCTTGATGCGTCGAACGTCGCTGGCGCGGGATGCGGATGGGGTGAATGGGGATGGGGTGAAGTGGATCACACCCCACCTCCCCAGCACATCCCCGTCTTCCGCCCCCGCGCCACGATGGCCACCGCATCGCGCAGGATCTCCGCCTTCTCCGCCGCGCTGACGTGTTCGTCGCGTGTGATCTGTTCCGGCTTGCTGGTCATATGCGTCCTCGGCGGCTTCTCGTGGCAGATGTTGCTGATGGTGCTTGGAACGGCGTTGTACTTTTCAGCGATGACACGCAAGGGTGCGCCTGATTGGCGCATCCTGCGGATCTCCTCGCATTGTTGTTGTGTGAGTTGCTTTTTCATTGCTGCGGCAGCGTGCATGACGTGTGGGGCGGTGTCAAGCAATCGGCAACTCCTCGGCAACCGCGTGCTTCACCCTCACCGCCCTAAAACTCTTCATCCCCTTCGGGCTGCTGACGGCCGATACAGCCCCCGGTATCCGCATGAAATGATCCTTCCATCGGTCAGCGAAGTGCGTCCCACGGAAGATGCGCGAGAGTTCGACGTGCCGGACGGCGATGTCCACGGCGCGGAGCCCCTTCGACGGATTCACACCGATGCGCACGAGTGCGTCACGAGCGGCTTCGCCACGGGTGTCGCTCGTAAAGTACATGTGAAGCAGTTCCTCGACGGTGTGGTCGTATCGGGTTCCATCCTGATGTTGGATCTGTATGCGAGACTGATACAGGATGTCCATGGCGCGCACCTCGTCGCTGTCGTTGTCGCTGACGCCGATGTCCTTCCAGTCCACGGCAGACGCCCACGCGACGGCTTCGGCAGGTGTGGCGGGTTTCTCAGTCGTCAGGTGCCAGTACCCGGAGGCGAGTGCGCCGTACTGCTGCCCCTTGCGGGCGTCGCCTGCGGCCTTGGCGATGGCGCGTTGAAAAACCTCGGCGCTCGTGCGGATGGCAGGTGCAAGGTGGATCGCCCTGGCACGGATGCGTTCGCACCACTCCGGGTTTTGGAGCGTCTCGCGGGCGATGGCGACGAGTTGCTCAAACTTCGCTGGCGCGTCAGGTGCACGCACGTTCTGCAGTTCCATGCGGGCGATGCGGGACTCGTCGGCGGGTTCCGTGGCCCCGGAGACGATGGACGAGAAGATGAACGTGGATCGGATGCGGAACTGCTTGGCGACGCCGGATGCGGTGCCCTTGAAGATCGACCCACCCGTCTCGCTGGACGACTGGCGGGCGAGTTCGAGGACGTTCCGGATGCGGGCGATGGACCGTTCATCCTTGGATTCGATCTCGTCGAAGATCACCGGCAACGCATCGGCACCGAGGACCTGGCGGATGCCGGCTTCGGTCGTCGTGGAGAGTGCCTTGATGACGGCATCTCCGAGGATAGGGGAGATGAAGTTGCTGTAGATCCACGTCTTGCCGGAACCCTTGGAACCGACGAGCCATCCGTGTGGACGCCAGTCGAGTGCCCCACAGATCGTGGCGATAAAGCACGCGGCTGGAAGCACCCACGGCCACGAGGCTTCTGCCCACGGCAGGAGGTTGGAGAGTTCGACGAGCTTGCCGGATTCGCTGGCTGACGCTGGCGACGACAGGTTGACGCGTGTGGCCTTGCGGGACGGGTAGATGAACGGCGAGCGATGTGCGTGCAGTGCGGTAGGCTTGCCGTTGACGTAGAGTTTGTCCCCGGCGTGATAGACCACCGTGGAACCCTCGATCCAGCATCCGAGACCGCGCACGTGGTCGGGATCGTAATGGCCGGCTGCAAACTGCTCGGCGATGAGGGATTTCGCGATTGTTTTGTAGTCGATGTGCTCGGCTTCGGGGCGGAGGCGAGCGGACATGCGACCCCAGAAATCGTCTCCGGTGACGAGTTGCAGGTTGAGTTCCGTGTGTTCTGCGGCGGACAGGGTGACGATGCGACCGGAGCGATAGGACAGGTAGTGGAACCCGGCTTCGTCGTGGCCAAGGCAGCGGAATGGGATGTCCGGTTCGGGTGCTTTCGGTTGCTCGGGAGGAGGATTCAGGATCCCGTCGATGGTCACGCCCTCCGGAATCGGGTCCGCGAGGTCCCAGCCTTCGGGAAGCGATGACGGTGGTTTTACCAGCGTCGCCTCCGGGAAGCGTGCCTTGAGGTACGTCATGGCGCGGACGCCTGGACCGTCGTTGTCCGGCCACAGGAGGAGCGTGCGACCTGTCAGTGGAGTCCAGTCGATGCGGTCCACGGCGGATGCGCCGGTTGCCCACGAGATGACGACGTGATCCGGGAACAGCTTGGCGGCGGCATCGGCGGTTTTCTCGCCCTCGACGATGAGGACAGGTGCGTCCGGCTTGGCTTTGAGTTCCGGGAGGCGGTAGATGGGCGGCTGAAGCGGTTTCGCCCAACCCTTCCAGCGCCAGTGAGACGGGTTGGTGCGGTCAGGCGGCACTCCATCGGGTGGGAGAAAGCGCAGCGGCAGGGTGTCTTTCTTGCCGTTTGGCAGGTTGAATCGGACGACGTAGGCGTCGGCATGCGGGTAGTGCCAAGCTGTAGACCCGTAGCGCCATTCGGTTTCGTCCTGGCGCTTGAATCCCTTTCGGAGTGGGGAGAACACCTGACGTTCGGGTTCTTCCCGGATGCCGAGAAAGTCCCGTGCCCACTTGGCGGCTTGGCCTACGGTGATGGACTGCGCCTTCGCGACGAGGGAGAGCATGTCGCCCCCATCGGATTCGGCGTGGTCGTACCAGAAGCCGGCTTTCGGGCCTTCGAGTTCCACGATGCAGGAGTCACCCGCTGCACCTTGAATGTTCCCGATGGTCCACGTCTTACCGACGCGCTTACCTGCCGGTAAGAGGCGTTGGCACACGGACTCGGCGTGGAGGCTGAGTTCGGCGGCGAGGAGAGGGAGGGTCATTGAATCCCCGGCAGCAAAGGATGTTCGTCAACCACCACCGTCGCCACGCGGACGTTCTGCGCATGCGGCAACACGTCTTCCAGCGGAATAGAAAGCACCTGGCGCTGGTACTTGCGGCGGAAGTAAAGCACGCCGTTGTGGAAGTAGGCGCGGTACTGGGATTCACCAACCGGGAAGGTGCCGAGGTTGGCTTTGGAGCGGCGGGTGGTCATGATTCCCTCCATTTCCCAATTGTCCTGAGGTAGGCTTCAGCGCGTTGTAGGGCGGTGGCGTGGGCAACAGTTGTTGTCTTGCGATAAAGATCGCCGCAGACATTCCAAACCGTGTTCCAGTAGTTTTGATTCAACGTGTCTGTGTATCCTGTGCGAAACAGCGTCTTCTCCACCTCATGCATCGCGTTAAGGTCGTTGCAGTACTCAGCTGGGATTGTATCGCAGAAAATGAACACCGCTTCCGGATAATCCTCTTGGCCGGGTGGCAGCCAATACACGTTGTTCATGCCTTCGACCTGCTTCTCACAAAGTCTCCAACCAAGACTCTCCGCAATCGCCTGATTGATCTCGTGGTCTTTCATTCCCCCCTCCCACACCTGCATCCATCACAGATGCGTCCGTTGAGTATGTCGTAACTGCACACGTCGGCTTCCGAGGATCGGATCCACTCTTCCAGTTCCGCAATCCTCTGCGCCTCGCGTGTCTGTGTTGGTTTCTGCGTCTCGATCATGTTCATTGCCTCCTCTTCACTGCGTGCGATGACGGCGATGCCGCCAAATTCGTTGACCCTGTTCTTCCATGTGACCTGCTCCGGTTTCGGGCGTCCGGTGGCGGTCTTGACTTCGACGGACAGGAACACGGCGAGCCTGCGGCCAACCATTTCCGGAGTGACGGTGACGGACTTCCATCCGATGAGGTCGCCGGATCCTGGCGTCAGTCCGTAGCGGATGAACCTCGCGTCCGTCAGGTCGGCGGGTTTGTGGCCCACGTAGGCGGCTCCGACTTGGTTTCGGAACAGGCGGATGTCTGGGCGGCTGCCGAGGGCTCGGAGGATGCGGGATTGGATGTTGGATTCGGTCATGCGGGCCTCCCATCCAGCGCAACCACCAACTTTCGCGCAATGCCGACGATGCGTTCTTTTTCCGCCCCATCAGGCAACTTCGCAATCTGCGCCGTGAACTCCGCCAACGCCAAATTCGCCGCATACTCCAACCGCTCGACGGTCTCCACACACCGCACCGCGTACTGAATGCCATCAGCCATCTCTTCCAGTGCATGGTTGGCCCATTCCGCAGGCCGAAGATCGTCGCGTTCGATGGTGTTCCCGTATTTCCGTTCACCCGCCTCCTGTCTTGAACGGATGAACTGCATGATGTCGTCGTTGATGCTCATTGGTCGTCGATGCGTGCCCACGCTTCCATTGAAGATTCGATAAGGCGATTTCGGTGTGCTGTCATGTCTGTCAACTGCTGTTCCAATTCAGCAATTCGCTTTGAGGTGGTGCCGTCCGGGTCATATCCACGTGCTTTACACGCAGCTTGAAAAGCTGCCTCTAAATCATTGCAGTCAAACACGGGTTCCTCGCTTTCACCTATTGAAACAAACCAACTATCAGGCCCGTATCGCCGATAGCTTGCTCCAATCGTCACCACCACTTGGCCTGTAATTGGGTAAATTGCTGTTATCTTTGCAGTGCTCATTCGCAGGAATAGATTCGGTCGTTGCGTTTCAGGTTTGTGGGCCACTCTGGGCGCGTGAAGCTCTTGTCGTTGAACAACAGCTTGTCGGTCGGCTGGATTGTCAGGCGTCCGTTGTACAGGCGGACGAACATGAACTCCTTGCTCTGTGACGGGTCGCGGGAAAATCCGTCGTCGATTGGGACGGCGGTGAATAGGTACGCGCCTTCAAGAAGCACGTAATCACAACGGCACACGCAGTCCAGCCCGCGCAGGTACGTGTACTCAAACGCTGAAAACGTCGCGCCGTAGCAGTCCCATCGCTGGGCGTCGATTTCCGACCAGCATCCCATTTCAGGCGGATTCTCAAACGCCACCGCGTGCGGCGGCACGTTGCGGTACACCGCTCCACATTCCAGCATGACGTTCAGGCCCCACATACGGCCGGGGATGCTGACAAGGCCAAACCACACGGCAGGGATCCAAGTGGTTTGCTCGTCCTTGGTGATAAACCGCGAGTCCACGAAGAGGTATTGGTGGTGCGGGATGTTGCCAGATTGGTGGTTCATTGGGGTCTCCTCTGCTTGGATTGCAGCCAGTTCGCACAACCGTTCTGATGGTCGGCATACTCCGATTGGCCTCCAGCATTGCGCCATCGCACCTCGCTGGAAAAAGGTTCCGATTGGTACCAGAAGCGCAACCCATCAAAGTCCGTCGCAGTCCACATTGCCCACTCAGGAGCCTCGTTCCACGGCACTCGCCTCTCCTCCTCCCTCTCCGCCTTCCGGATCGCTTCTTCCAGATCATCCACCGCTTTCTGCGCGGCTTCGTACATCGCCTTCGTGGTGTCGCGCACGACGTAGGCGTACCGCTCGGCGCGTTTGAGGTCTTGAAGGGTCATGCGTCAGCCCCTCCAACGGCAAGGTACGCCTCGCAGAGTTGGCGAGGGGTTGCGGTGAGCATTTCGTGTATGCAGTGAATGTAAACGTATTCGGCTTGGTACTCATGCGGGTACACGAGCTTAAACAAAAACTCCATGAACCTGCCTTCGCGCCCCTTCTTCAACGCCTTCACCAAAGGCATGATGGCGTCGTAGGAGTTGCAGTAGTCCTTCTCAATGACCACCGAACACCCAAACGACGCGGACAAACTCTCCGCCACCGCCCTGTTGATTTCCTGATCTGTCACGCCGCCCTCCTTCCATTACTCCTCGCCGTCCACCGATGGTGTGCCCAACCGGGCTTGTACCCTCTGGCCTTACCCAAGGCCACGAGGTCCGCCAGTGAACGGCAAAGTCCTTCTTCCCGTCGAAGCTGATACCGTCGCGCCATTTCCTCGGCGTCGATCTGTTGGAGTTCCCCATCCGTCTCCTCGATCTCGCGTGGTGCCGGTGTCCGTTCCGTTCCACACTGGGGACACTGGTTTCCGGTGAAGATCGCGTAGCAGGACTCGCACTGCTTGGTCTCCACCGACTGTTCCTTCGCCTTCCGCTTCTCGCGCCCGTCCAGACTCCACTCGCGGGCCTCCTCGGCAAGCCCGTGACGCAGGCAGTTGCCGACGTGATCCAGGATGATCGCTTGCCCGCCGTCCGGTCCCTTCGGTCGCAACGCACGCCCAACCTGTTGCAGGTGCATCGCGAGCGAAGCGGTCGGACGCAGGAGGATCCCTGCACCCACGGCGGGCAGGTCGAAGCCTTCGGAGATGAGTTCGCAGGACGTGAGCACCTGAATCTTGCCGGCGTCCAAGTCCTTCACGCGTTGCTTCCGCGTTTCCGGATCCAGCTTGCCGTCAATCGACGCCGCCGTGATTCCGGCACTCCGAAACTGCTCCGCGACGTGTTCAGCATGCGCGACCGACACGCAGAACGCGACCGCCCGCATGCCGGGGCAGTATTTCCGGTAGTGCGCGACCGCATTGCCGGTGATCGTCGGCTTGTCCATCAGGTCCGCGAGTTGCGAACGGTCAAAATCGCCAGCAACCTTCCGCACGCCGGTCATGTCCACGGCCTTTTCGGGCGCGAAGTACACCGGCTTGGCAAGAAATCGGTTGTCGATGAGCCACTGAACCTGTGGCCCGAGGACCATGCGCTGGAAGATCGCGCCCAGTCCGCGACCGTCGAGGCGTTCCGGGGTGGCGGTGACGCCGAGGAAGTTTGCTTTCGGCCATGCAGCGAACATGGACATGTACTGCGCGGAAACTCCGTGATGCACTTCGTCCACTACCACAAAATCCGGCACCGGCACGTCCTGAATCCGCCGCGCCAGAGTCTGGATGGACGCGACCATCGCCGTTTCCTGCCGCGCAGGCTTCCCGGCTTGAATGAACCCGTGGTGGACGCCAACCTTACCAAGCGTCGCGGAAATCTGGTCCAGAATCTCGCTGCGGTGGGCGATGACGTAGGTGCGGTTGCCCTTCTGGACGCTTCCTTGGGTCACAAAAGCGAAAACGGTGGTCTTCCCGGATCCGGTCGGACTGACCGCCAGCACACGCTTCGCGCCTTCGCGGAAACATGCCCGCAATTCGTCGCGCAGGGTGATTTGATACGGCCGGAGGTTCACAGCTTCACGAGGCGTACAGCTTGCGGCTTGACGTGTCAAGCCTATGGCATACACTTTCTCGCGTGAAGAAGACCAAGAGCAAGAAGCGTGTGAGTTTCCGGTTGCCGTCTAGTCTCGTGAAGAAGATCCAGACCGAAGCAAAGTCCCGCAGGTGGACGCAGACCACACTCGTGGTGTCTGCGCTGGAAGGGTTCTTCGCCGTTGACGCGGAGGCTGCGAAGGTGTAGAGCACCCCCATCGACGCATACCGTGGCTCGTCTCCACGGCGGTTGCTGGACCGGTCCCCAGCACGGCAAGATGGCCAGGTGGCCATCCCGGTTCCACGGCTCGGTTTCGCCACCGAGGATGGATTGTGGTCCTACCAAGGACCTGCAATCTGCCTCGGTTTCGTCGTTTGCGTGGCAGGTGAAGAGATAACCCCACGGCGAAAAGGCAGAAACTGACATGGGAGACGTTATCTCTTGTAAGGCGTTCGCGTCCTATCTGGACACGCAGACGCCGTACTACGACAAGGAAATCCTCAAGGACATCCGCCCGTTCGACGGGATGATCGGGTACTACATCACGGGTTCCTTCGACGCGTACACCAACACCCAGCACACGTACGACCGCTTCAACAGCGTGTTCCCGAACGTGACGACTGAGTGGAACAGCGTTGAAGGCGGAAGCTGCGTTGGGCAGCCCTGCGATCCGGAGGAGAACAAGATCGGCATGGGTTACACCCGCCGAACCTACTCGCTGGAAGAGCAATCGTGGGCGTCGCCCATCATGTGCTTTGACCAGATCATGACCAAGACGAAGGCCAAGGAGCACATGCGTCAGTGGATTGACGACGTGCTTCGTCCGGCCACGAACTGGATCATGACCTACTACCTCCAGCGCAAGGCGATGGAGTTGGCGGGCACGAAGCTTGCCGTCGCTGCGGGTCTTCCCGAGGTGACGTTCACGTGGGACGCTGGCGGGTACGTGTACTTGAACGTCGCTGCCGCTTCTGGCGGTGCTGCCACGGATCCCACTGGCCTGCTCACGGCGGACATCCTGCAATCGCAGGTCACGAAGCAATACTTCCTTGGTGCCATCGCGGCCGGCAAGGAAGGGTACGACAAACTGGAACTCCACACCGACAAGGACACTTATCGGTACATCGGCAAGACCGCCCCGACGCTGTACGACGCTTGGCGCTTCGCGGAGTTCGGGCCTGCCGCCAAGGAGTTCTACAAGTATGGGTTTACCGGCATGGTCGGTGACTTCATGGTCAAGGTCCTCCAGTTCCCGCTGCGCTTCAACCGCGTGTCGGCTGGCCGGTACCAGGTCGTGTTGCCGTACAAGAACGTCGCCGCCACCGAGGGCATCCGGTCTGAGTTCAACGCCGACTACGACAAGGCGCAGTACCAGATTTCGTACATCAACAATAAGCGTGCGCTGCGGGTCATGCCGTTCCGTCCGCAGGCTGTGGATCCCCGGATGCCGTTCAAGGTCCGGGATTACGGTGGGCAGTGGAGCTTCGGCACGAACGACCTCGGCGCGGATTGCAACGGCAAGCCGATTGACAACGTGCGCGGCAACAAGGGCAAGTTCTACGCGGACTTCCGCCTTGCGGTGAAGCCTGAGCACGACGAGTGGTTGGTGGCGCTTTTCCATATGGTTGACCGCCCCTGCATCACCATCGTTGCTCCGTGCAACACCTCGAACGGCTACCCGGCGCAGAGCTACGACTCCGAGAACGCGACCTGCCCGACCGTTGTGCGGTTCACGGCGGTTGCCAACGGTTCCGGCAACTACGTCATCAGCGCAACGGGTGCGACCTGCGACGGCAACATCGTGGCGCTCGGCACCACGACTACCAACGCGGACCTCGGCGACTTCATCACTGCGTTCCAGACGAAGTGGGCTGCGGCTGGCATGACTGGCACGTGGTCTGTGGTGGACGAGACTGCGGGTACCATCGAACTGGACGACACGTCGTGCGGCGACGTGAACCTGTCGTTCAGCCTGTAAGGCAATGCCGGGGACTCGCCTCCCCGGCACTTTCACTTTGGGGTGTTCGGCAGCAAGGCGGTGAGGCGAGGTTACTTGTTGGCGGGCACCCCTTTTTCTGAGAAAGGTAGTCCATGGACGGATACGGAAAGCGCAAGATGGACGGGATGGGTCGGCTTGGGGCAGAGGAGAAGATGCTGGTTGAATTTGCGCCCCCCGCTGGCCTTGAACTCGAAGGCGACAAGGGCACTGCGATGGTGAACTGGAAGATGACGCCGGAAGGCAATCTCCGGATCACGGCCATTGAGGGTGTCACGATGGATGATGGCGAGGAAATGGTCGAGGAAGTCGAAGGCGAGGAGGAGATGCCAGCATGAGCGAATCCATGTCGGACATCATCAATCCGTGCTACGCCTGCCCCGCCGAGGCGTTGCAGGACGCTGCCGTTGTCTCGCTTCTGGCGCGGCTTGGTGGCGCGTTCACGGCGTCTGCGGTTACACAGTCGCGGGTGGCTGTGAACGGAGACAACGACACGTTGGTTGCTGCTGCGGCGTCGGACGTGAAGTACCGGGAGATCCAGTTGCAGAACCTTGGCACGGAAGAAGTATTCGTGCGCCTTGGCACTGGAGCTGCGAACACGGGCGCAAACGGCGAGTTCGTCCTGAAAGCTGGAACCGCTGCTGACGATGGCACTGGCGGCACGTACACGGTCACGGGGTACATCGGGCTGTTGACCGGCGCTTCAACTGGCGCGACGAACGTGTCGGTGACGGTGATTGACCTGGCGTGATCATGAGACTCAACCGTCAAGCCCTGACCGCGCCGGGTGGCGGAGGGGGAAGTGGTGGGAGTGGATCGCGGCGGATTTTGGCGGCGACGTTGACGTACACGGGAGCACCCGGAACGCGCACCAATCAAATCACCGCCACCGTCACGGGAACATTGCCGGATCCTGCTACCGTGCTTCCGGGTGGCGTTTTGCAGTCCGTTGAGTACGTGGCGCAGTCGTTGGTGGATTACAACATAACGCTGTCATACCTGTCTATAGGTGCGGTCAACGATGCTCGCGTGCCTTTCCAGTTCAACTTTGGCTGCGGAGGTGCAGGTGGAATGGATACGCAATCCGTAATCGGGTTGAACATCACCACGACCAGCACCGGGCAAACAACCAGTGCAGCGAATCGCGTTTTCAATGCAAACGCCACGTTCGACGGAGCCTTGATTTCAACGTGGGGATTCACTCCAACCGTTACGCTTCGGGTCGGAAGCGCGAATTTTGGTTTGGATGTCAACGCGGGCAGCATCATTTCGCAGGGCATCACGTACAACAGCCTGCAACTCGACGGCACCATCAAGGTGTATTACCTCTTTGAGTGAGTTGACACCGAGGCACACATTGCCATACACTGCGCGCGTCATGAAGAAACTCATTGCACTAATCCTCACCTCGGTTGCCGCGCTTGCGGCAACGTCCACCCATACGCTGACGGTTTTTCCGACTGCGACGAACTGGTCCGTCACGAACGCGATTCCCCAGTGGAACCCCGCCGACGGTACGTTGAACTCCGTCACCGTCACGGTTGCTGGAAACGTCAGTTCCCGGTTCCGCGCTGAATCCCGAGACACGACCGATGGCGTCATTACCACAACGACTGACGCCCACGTAACGGCAACAACCGGCGGAGTGACCGCTGATGCTGCGATTGCCCCCACGCACACGCAGGCCGTGACTGCGTACGATGGTGTGCTGGATTACGCAGGCACGTCCGGGTTCACTGTTACGTCTGTCGCCACCGGTTCTGATTCGGAAGTTGCATCCGTGCTGACGCCGTTCATTGGAACTGGAACCGTTCCTGTCACCGCTGGGGCGACGGCAACGTCTTCGTACGAAGGCCCCGGAGATTACCGATTCATTGTCAATACGACCGCTTCCGCTCTGGTTGTCGTCACCTACGACTTCACTCCGAACTGCCCGCCGTGTGAGGACGATGAGGAATACTGCCGCAAGCCTCGCCGTTCTCCGAAGCGTTGCCGATGATCCAACCCCGCCAATCCCTGACATCGCCCGGTCTCCGCTCTGCGGGGGCTGGGCTTTCTCTTTATCCATGAGCCTGAACCGTCAAACCCTGAGTGCGCCATCTGTTGGCGGTGGAGGATCGACTGGTCCCTACGTCACGATCTACGAAAACGCCAGCGTCACGCCACAGGCCGCGTTGTGGACCATTGTGGATGGTCGGGTGACGCAGGTTGGGTTGGACGTGCGGGCGACGACGGGAACCACGGCGATTACGACGGGGCAGGGGTTGACGTTTGATGGGGATTTCGACCTGTCACCGATTGGGGCGACGTTGGCGACGTTCTCCAGTACAAATTGCGTGTATGGGGACTTTGCGCCTGGGACGTTGGCGAATCTGTCCAGCCTGTACTTCTCTGGTTGCACGTTCACCACGTTTGACATTTCAGGCATCCAGAACCAATGCGGGTTGAGTTTGGTTGGTTGCACCATTCCATCGCTGACGCTTACGCCGGCCGCGATTTACAACGTGGTGATCCTGCAAGGGGTGTACGGCAACATGGTGTTCACTGGGTGCCCGAACCTGAACACAATCAGCATCAATTCAGACAGTCCTCCAACATTCGGTTCAATCGGTTGCGGTGACATCACCGTGGCAAACTCGACAACACTGACTGGTGTTACTATTGGTGGAAGTACAGCGACCTACGGAAATGTTTCAATTACTGGATGCACTGCGTTGCAGTTTGTCAATCTGTACAGCAATTCGCTATCTCCAGCCATTCCCAGCTTCCTTTCACTCAACTTCTCGAACTGCACTGCGGTTACGGAAATCTCAACCTTTGCTGGATACGAGATTTCGACCCCATCGTTGAACGTGTCTGGATGCTCTGCGCTTGCCACCTTGTCCGTTCCGTCCGCGACGCTGACCACCGTCACTCTGACAACCCTCCCCGCCGCAACCACAGTCGGCTTCCAAGGCTGCGCCCTCAACGTCGCCTCCGTAAACGCCATCCTTGTGGCGCTCGACGCCAACGGTCTTTCCAACGGTGCTGTTTACCTCGACCTCGGAACATCCGCCGCCCCCACCGGCGCAGGCATCACCGCTGCTGCGAATCTTGTTTCCAAAGGCTGGACCGTAGCCACAAACTGATTCCCACAATGAGCACCCCAACCGTCACCCAACTCCGATCCGAAGCCGAAGCGTTGCTGCGGTTCGAGGGCCTGTCTCCGATCCTACAGATTCTCGCCGTCGCGTTGGGTCAGACCAACAACGGGACTCAGTGTGATCCTGACCTGACTACGGACCAGTACCTTGAGCAGATCAAGACTTGGCGGAATCAGGCAACCTCAGATGTCGCCTCCATCACCGTGAACCAACTCATGCGCTTCCTGAAAAACCTCACCACGCTTCGGGCCGCAACGCCGGCCATCACGCAACTGATCGCCGTTGGCGATTTGTACACCGCTGATGTCACGGTCACAGGTGCCAAGGCAGGCGACTTTGTGCTCATCACGCCGCGCACTCCGGTCTTGGGTGACTTCATCGCCACCGGGTACTGCGTCAGCGACAACACGGCGAGCATTGTCATCCGGAACATGAGTTCCATCCTCGGTTTGAACCTCGTCAACAACGTGTTCAACATTATCGTAATCCCTGCGTAACCATGCCACCGAAACCACAGAACATCGACGTTGACCACGTGCGTTTCAGTGCACCATGGGCTGCATGGTGGGCAATGTTCCTAGTCGTTTGCACCTGCGTCTGGTACGTGAAGGGTGCAAAATCAGTCTTGGAACAAGTGGTGTACGAGGTGAAGGAAATACGTGTTGAGATGAGGATGTCCCAACAGAAGCAGCATGAGTTGGAACTGGAGATCAAAGGCATCAAGACCAAGCTGGGGATCAGCGCCACCTTTTCCGCCCCCGTCGTAACTGCTGCAAAATGAACCTATGAGCCAAGCCTTACCACTCACCAACACGGAGCGCGTCCGCCTGTTTGACTTGGACAAACGGAACAACCTGGAAGCGGGGATTACGACCACGGAAGCAGCCGAACTCGTGGAGCTTTCCAAACGGCTCCCGATTCGCCGCTGGCCTCCTCCCGTTCGGCCGCCCAACGAACCGCCTCCAACAATCACCATCGGAGAGCCAACACAGGTGCAACAGATTGCTTCCGTTGGTGGAGGAGGGCCAGTCGTATGACTTCCCCCACCGTCCCCGCCATGTGCTTCGTGGTCGGCAACATCATGAAGCAGATTCCGCAGGTGCCGAACTGGACGATCCCCGTGGTGCTGCCGTTCGCCGGCGCGATTCTCGCAGTCGCGATGAACGCATGGAACCCGAACTACGCGTTCACCGGGTTCATGGAAGGAGCGTCTGCGGTTGGCTTTAACGAATTGGCGTCGCGCACGATCAAGGCGACGCTCACGAAAGAAACCAAATGAAACGATACCTCGCATCAATCCTCATCGGTGCCGCGCTACTTGGCGGACCGTCAATCATTCTCACCACCGGCTGCGCTCCATCCGGCGTCATCCAAGGCGACCCGGTTGTCGTCAACTCAGAGAAGGCCATCGAAGCGTCGTTCAAGACCGTCGATGCGTTCCTGAAATGGGAGCACGAGAACCCGGCCGTCGTGACGCCTGCCGTCCACGCCATCGCCCAAGACATCCGCCGCAAGGCTCCGGACGCGTTCCGCAACGCTCGCGCCGTGCTGCGGGCGTACAAGCAGAACCGGACTCCGGAACAGAAGGCTCTCCTCGACACGTGGCTGGCGACGATCTCGGAGCTTGCCCGTGTTGCCACTGAAACCTCGAAGAACTGAAACCATGGATCCACTCACCATAATCGCAATGATTAACGCCGGCGTGAAGGTCGTTGAACTCGCCCGCGACTTCCGCGCCCAGTCCAAGCGCACAACCGAATGGACTCCTGAACAGGACCAAGAGTTTGACGCCGCCATGGAGCGTGCGTTCAAGCAGGATCACTGGTCGCTGGATCCGCAGTAAAACTCTCTGGAAACAACGAACCCCGCTCGGTATCGCTACCGAGCGGGGTTTTCCATTTCCCCAGGTCGGAATCGAACCGACGCGTTTACTCTGCCACTGAGTTACCGGGGGTGGAAAGTGCAGGTAGATGCCCAAGCCACACCTTGAGATCCCAGCCGGTTTCCACGGCGTCGAGCAACCTGCCGCTGGACGTGTCCCATCGCATTTCTGTGGAGCGTGAGGATGCGCCGGTTGCGTGATGCGCGGTCACGGTGCGGACCTCGGCGTGGAGTCTATTGGCGCAACGCCAGACGCCGGGGATGACGCGTCCGAGTTTTGAGATGCTGGACGGCGCGTCGATTGGGAGTGGTAGGCCGAAGTGGGTGTACATGTGAAAATCAATCCCGCCACGCCGTGAGGCCGATTACCGTTGTTCTGGAGCCAACCACGTGCCGATTCACTACGGCAGTCTTTGACGATGGCACGGCTCGGCTTTCTGCGCGGTGGGAAAGTGAATGCTGCCGTCCCGGCTGATGGCAACCCGCGTCCGGATTGGCTCAGTAACCCCGGCGCACCGGGAGCAAAAAACTGGAGCCGTAGTGGGCCGTTCCCGGTAAACCCTGTCCACCACGTTTCGAGCACCGGCTAGGGGTTCCGCTGAATGCTCGCTCCGATGTCATGACACTGCCCCACAAATCACAACCTGTCAATCCCCGCCGTAATGTCTTCATCCACCGGCTCGTCGCGACGTGCGGCGTCAGAGCCTTGACCCGGCTCTGACTTCGTAAGCTTGCCCAACCGCTCCTCCAACTCCGCAACCTTCTGCTCGGCGCGGATACGGCGGATACGTTCAGGACCGAATGAACGCGCCCTGGCGGCAAGCGCGGCCTGCGCCTTCGTGAGCAATTCAGTGTACTCGTCCGGGCTCTTATCGTTCAACCCGTCGCCCTTCAACGCCACGGAAACCAATCGGTCGCCGGCGTCGAACGCCTTCTGAATCTCCTCGTCCTTCGAGTCGCGGCCGAAGATTTCCGGGTGTGTTTCCTCGTACGCTTTCAGTCCGGTGTGGAACTTCTCCATCACCTGGCTGACCTGCTGACTCTGGCGAGACTGCATCTCGCGTTCGCGCTGGGCACCCTTAGTCTTGTACTCCTCGATGGCAGCTTGTCGCTGCTCGGTGAGTTCCACGATGCGACGGCGATGGGCGAGGATTTCAGGTGCGGCGTCTCCAAAGAGTTCGTTGGCAACCTTGGCGGCACGAAGCGCCGTCATGCCGACGAGTTGCTTGATGTCGTCCACGGACGCAGGCCGAGTGCTTCCGTCGCCGGTGTCGATCTCGTACCCGTCGATGTCGCGAAGGACATTCTTCCACGCGTTTTCAAGCGGCTTCTGGTACTTCTCGCTGTACTCCGGTGAGCGTGTGTAGTTGGTGTACTTCAACTCCGTCTCCAACTCCTCGTTGCGCTTTTTGACTTCGGAGAGTTTGGCTTCGTACTCCTTTGCCGCCTTGGCTACTTCTGCGCGGGTGCCTTCCTCGCGGGCCTTTTCCAGCGCAGCGAGCTTTCCGGCGAGTTCGTCGCGCTCCTTCTTCGTGGTCTCGTACTGCTCGCGAAACTCCTTGAGTCCACCCTTGGAGGCTTCGGTGGGTTTTGCGGGTTCCGCCTTCTTCGCCGGTTCCACCTTCTTCACCGGCTCCGGTTTCTTCGTCAGGTCGGCGAGGCCGAAGTCGTCTTCAACCGGCGCTGGTTTCGCGGCGGCGACAGGTTCCGGTGCCGGTTGCGGGTTGGCGGCGGCCGGCGCGGGTTCAGGTGTGGGCGTCGGCGCTGCGGCTGGCGTTTCATCCAACCCAGCGTAGATGTCGTGTTCTGGGGCTTCGGCTACTTCGGGATTCATTTGCGAGGTTCTTCGGGTTCAAGTGCGGTCGAAAGGGGCTTCTTCTCTGCGGCCTGCGAGACGATGTTGTCGAACTCGGAGATGAGCCGCAACGCACCGACGCGCATGTAATCGTTGGCGATGGCCTTCGTGGCGTCTTGCGGCACCGGAAGGTTGTTCATCATCTGCGCGAACGCCGTACGGACAATCTCCTGAAACGGCGCCGATGCGATGATGTCCTCGGCTTGCCGTAGGCGAGCCTTGTCGGACTGGAAGTGTTTCTTTGGCGAGGTCATGGTTCAATCCCGCGTGATGTCCGCCGCCGTCCGGATGTCCTGCGCGGCCACCTCGGCCTGCACACGGGCACCCGCACGCTGCGCTTCGGCCACCACTGCGAGATCCTTGCGGGCTTCGTTCTGCTTGAACGCGATTTCCTTCTGCTCGCGCTTCTGCGCTGCGTTCTCGCGGGCGATGTCCGCCTTGGCCTGAGCCGCGATGAGTTCCTTCTGGATCGCGGGATCCTGACCCTGCTCTCCGCCCTGTTCCTGCAACCGCTGGATGTAACCCTTGATGAAGTTTCCTGCCGCCGTCAGCGCGTCGGTGAACACCTTCACGTTCTCTTCCTGGCCGGGATCCTCGGCAATCGCCTGGATCTGCTCCTCGCAATGCGTAACGACGTTGGCGAGTCCGTACACCTCGCGTTGCCCCGGCATGCCGCCCGCCGCATTGATGCGTTCCAGTTCAGCACTGAGCATCTGGATGAGCGTCTGTATGTACTCGGGCCGATTGATCGGCGTGGCGATGACGATGGGCTGACCGGAAATCAGCGTGCCCCACGCAAACGTCGCACGTTCCACGGCGGGGCTCTGGTTTCCGGTTTCCATCGGTGCCAACCGACCCGCCAGCGAAGGATCGTCGGTGTTCGCTTCGATGAAGATATGCGTCACCTCCGCCTGAGCCTCCGGTGACAGGAGCGGTCGAACGCTCATGAGGCGGTCGGCTTGGGCGATTTCGAGTGCCTTGTTCCCGCTGCCCATGACCTTTTCAGGATCGACGTTCCACTCGTCGAGGTTTTCCCAGATGGAAGGATCCACACCTTGCGCCTCGCACTTCGCTCGGAACTTCACGCAATCGGGATGGTCGATGGTCGCGAAACGGCGGCAAATCTCCCGGTACTGCACGGCCTGCTGACGGTAGGCGCGTACCAACATGGATCCCATCAGTTGGTTCGACGAGTTCACCCGCGCCATTACCTCGGTCGCGGTCATTTCCTTCTGAGTGCCGTCGTTCGTGTCCTGCGTGAACTGCGCTGCGGACTCCGCCATGGTCTGGCGATTCATCGACATTGCCGACGCCAGCAACTCGCGGTCCACGACGTGACGCTCGGCTTGCGGAACCCACGAAATCCCATCCGGGATCACACCCATGTGGTGCATCTCAATCTTCCGCATGGCTTCCTCGTCGCCATCCGAGTTGGAACGGAAGAACCACAGCATCTGCTCAAACACGGCATCCGTGAACTTTGACCGAAGCCGGTTTTGCAGATGGCACACCGCGTAAAGCAGGTATCCCAGCGACCGCACCGAGTGATACCGGAACGGAGGCACCACGCTGCCGTCCGCGTACTGGACGTGCATGATCTGACTGATGGACTTCCCGTAGCAGCGGTCACCTGGATCAAAGAGGTACTGACCCGCCGTGTTCATCCCGTTCAACTGCCCGCTGTACTGGTCCACGACGATGCGCCGGTTCCAACTTCCGTCCTTGCCCTTGAAGTAGAAGTCCCAGCACTTCACCGTGGGCACCGCATCGGACGCCCAGTACCCAGAGTTTTCCTTGTAATCCTCCTCCCACTTCTCCGGTAGGTACTGATACGTCCAGTCGTTGTTCGTCTGCTGCATCTGGTTCTGAGCTGTCAGGTACTCGATGATGCTGCGGACGAAAGGCATGTTCCACCCCTTGTCCACGTCCTTGCCGCTCGTCATGCTGGCGAGGTCGGCAACCGTGAACTGCGTGAGGATCGCGAAGTGGTCGCAATTCTCCATCGAACAGAGCGTGCGACTGGGAACAAGGATGTCCTCAATGCCGCGTGCGGACGGGCACCAGTCGCGGTCACGAAGCCACGTGACGACGCCGATGCCGTGCAACACCGTTCCGGCGAACTGGGATTCAAGCGTCGCGTCGTACTTTGTGGACCGCTTCATGACGCGGTTCATCTCACGCGTGATGATCTTCCCCCACTGTTGCCGCTTTTGCTTCGGGCCGATGTCGAGCGTTACCGTAAAGTAGTTGTCCGGCTTCTGGAACGCGTTTGTGAACACCTGTCGCGCACCATTGATGATCCGGGTGCCGTCGAGGAAGTTGACGTTGGTCTCGATCCGGTTGTCGTTCGCCTCCTCGTCGGTGTAAGGAGGGTTCCCGTTGAACACGGCGTCGATTCGCGCCCGGTTGCGGGAGCGCGGCTGTTCCGCCTGGAGCATGATACTGACCGTTCTCCAGACTTGACCGGCGTCTTTGAATCCCATGGCGGCAGGTTACTTCGGGGTGGGTGAGTCAGGCAAGCCGGATGCGCCCATCCACAACGTACTGCGCGTTGCGTCTTGGCACCATGCTGTCGTGGATGTTGACGTGGCTTTCCTGAATGATCGGATGCCCCATCGCCATCGCCAGCCAACCGGGTGAACTCTGGTTTCCGATGAAAAGGTCGGAACCGGCGATAAGTTCAGCAAGTTCCAACAGGTTCTTCGTTACCGCCCGTTCTACGCGCCCAAAGTTCGACGTAAACGCCGCGTACTCCTCGTCCAGCCCTGCGAACAGGATGCGCGACTTGTGCGCGTTCACGATTTTCAACCACGGAAACACCGGGTTCTGGTAGCGAGGCGACCGGCAGCACACGATGCGGCCTTTCGACAACGGCGATCTTGTCACCGACAACCATGGATCCATGCCGACCTGATTGATGCCGAGGTACGCGGCTTGGGATTCCGTCAGCGTGCGGGTCGGCTTGTACTGCTTGCGGAAATCCATGAAATTCACGTCCACGCGTGGCGGTGTCGGCGTGAACTCAACATCCGTCAGGTACGGAACCTTGCGGAGGAGCGGTTCAATCAGGTGCATCCGGTTTTTCATTGGGCGCATCGCGGGAAGAAGGCCGGGTTTGTGATCCGTAATGAACAGCTTTCCGCCTCCAAGCTGCCTGATGATCGGCAAGCAAGCGATGATGTCTCCAAGGTCCCCGGAATGCAGGAACGTCGTCTTCGGAACTGCGCCAGTCAGGCCAAGGAATTTGTCCCGGTGAAATATCAGCGTTTCCGGACGCACGAATGCCGCTTCTGCCGGGAACAGGCGCGGCCGGACAATGCCTCGAATGTCGTATCCGCCGTAGCTGTGCTGGATCAGCGGCGTGCGGCCGATAAGTTCCGGGATGTGGCGCACCATCCACAGGTCCCAGCCGTCGCGTTCAAACTTGTCCGGGATAAGCCAATGCGTGTCTCCGGGGTAGAACCCGATGCCTCCAACCAAGTCAAACGGTTGGTGCATGTCGGATGAAATCAGGAACGGCTTCTTGATGCGTTCATACTCCGCCGTCAGCGTCTTCAACCATCCCTGTTTCAACGGCACCGAATCCGGCTCCATCCAGAAAAACGGTTGCCCCTTGAACCGATTGGCGCAGTACCGCAATCCGCTGGCCTGCAAGCTGGGAAACGACGCTCCGGGATTGCGCTTCATGTACGCCTCGTCTTCCGACTTGGAAATCGGGATGACGGTCGGCACCACACCGTCGAGCTTTCGGCAGTGTTCGACGAGCGCGTCCACGGCTTTTTGCTGGCCGTGCGGACAGGCGAGGATGGCGGGGATCATTTCCTCAGATGCTCCACCAAATGAACGATTCCAACACCCACGCAGCACAACGCGACCCATGCCACGTTCAGCACGATGATGACTTTCAGCGTATCCATATCACAGCTTCCTCAACACAAACTCGATCCACGGCTCAACGCCAGCGTCCTCGGCAAACGTCTGGTCACGCGTGACGCCCACCTTGTAGTCGTAGTTCACGTCCAACTGGCGGGCGAGGATCGGCGTCGCAAACCCCGATTGGCTGGCCACGAACGTCGGCACGTGTACGTGATGCTTCGCCGGTGATCCTCGCAGGTTCATGGACCACGTGGATTTGTGGTCCGGGTTGTACACGCTTGGCCAACGCATGCCTTCGTACAACTCCCAGGACGGCACGGTCACAATGGCGTGGCCACCGGGCTTCAAAAGCTTCATCCAACTCCACAGCACTTTCGGGTCGTGCATGTGTTCCAGCGATTGCGAGGAGTGGATGTAGTCAAACGACGCCGGTTCAAAGAACTGCTCCAGCTTGTTCGCATCACCATCCTTTTCGTCGAACCCGATGCACTCGTCGAACGGCACCTTGTCTGGACCGCATCCAATGTCGATGCCACGCCCACGAAACATGTCGCGCCACAGGATTGGCCCGCGCTCATGCTCACACCACCGTCGCCGCATCGCTTTGCTGGTTTCGTTCATGAGCTTCAATAATTGATTTCGGATTCGGTCTTACGCACAGGTTCTTTCCTTCCGTCAGCGGGCAAACGAATTCAGCGCACCCGATGCATCCGATGTTTGCTGACACGCTCTTCCACGGGTCGTCCGGATGCAGCATGAGTTCTGCGCGGAACGGTCCTTCGACAACGGTTGTCCGCACGCCAAGCGCCAGCGCAACGTGCATCGGCCCGGTGTCCGCCGTGATGCAGGAATCGCACACTGACAGCATCGCGACGAGTTGCTTCAACGTCCGCACCTTGGCGTCGAAAACGCCTTCCGGAGCGTCCCACTTGCCAACCCAGATTGGTGTGCCTTCGATGCCAGCGCAAACTTCCGACCAGATGTAGTTCGGGATCTTACGGTTCGCCCACATGTGCGAGCCGGGACTGATGGCGACGAACGGACGCGGCAACCCGATGAGTTTGATGATGGCGTCCGACTGTTCGGTCGGGTCTGGAGAAAGCGTCGATCTCGGAAGGCTCTTTGCGGACAGGACGATTCCACCCTTGGCCAACTCCGACGCCGCACGGTCAAAGTACGACTGCCGGCGATTCACGCCTCGGCGGTCTTCCTCGCGCTCAAACGCCCCGTTCAGGTTGACGTGAACACCACTGCATCCGTCCACCGGCATGAGGTGCGGGTGATTCTCGTAGATCGGTCGGATACCTGGCGCGGTCCAGAAGCCAACCTTGTAGCCCTCGGCGTGAAGCATGGAGCACACGGCACTCGCGAGGATCGAATCGCCCAACGCGTCCTGACGATCCACGGTCACATCGAACGTCTGCACCTTCGGGCGCGTGCCGACAATCGCCGGCGCAACAGGCTTCGGAATCTCCGGGACGGGTGCGCCCTTCAACTCCGCCACCTCCCTCGCCAACTTCTCCTTCGCCTCCGTCTGAATCCAACAATGCGCCGGGAAGTCCCGCAACCTCGACCGTGGCGCGATATGCTGGATCGGCACCCACACTTTGAGTTTCAGGTGGCATCCGCACACGTTGCAGGACTGTAACTGCTTGTCCACCGGCGTCGTCAGCGCGTTGCCCTTGCGAAGGTTCTCCTGTTCAAGGATCAACTCCGCAGTCGCACGCTCAAACGCAGGCCCAACCTGATTGCGCGGACACGCGATGCACACGTCCGCACGCTTTCGAGCCAGCGCACGATCCACAGGCTCGCGGTTGTTCCCGACCCAATCGGCGAGGATGCGAAGGCCGTTGGTGTCGTTACGGATTCGCTGGATCAGATCACCGAGCATAAAAGATTGGGAGTAACCAGTCGCCTTCCGGGATGGTGCCGTACCGTGTAATAGCGTAGTAATTGCACAACCTTTGATTCAGGCTTTCGGCCCAAGCGAGGTATGGGTTTGGATTTGGTCTGATCGTTTGAACACCTTCCCGCGTGATTACGTGGCACACCATCGGTGAATTCACATAATCCGGATTCGGCTCACCTACTCCCACACGTACGGCATCCTTTGCGTCTTGGAGGTTCATTCGGTTCGATGAGTGACTTCGTTTCCTGCGGGAACCTCGCCAGCGTAAACGCCTCAAGGTCCTTCTCCACCTGCAACACGTTGGCGCGTTTCTTCAACACCGCGTTGGCCTCGCGATGCTTGATGATCTCCTGCACCGCCGATTCCCATGACTGGGCCACAGGGTTCGGCATGTTCCAGTTGGTCTCAGGCTGGTGGTACTTCCAACCGCTAGGTGGGGTTTCGTTGCGTTTGAGGGTCATGACACTAGAAAGGTATATCGGAATCCGGGTCGTCTTGCTTCTCCGTTGCAGCCTTCGGTGCCGCTGTCGCCGCTTTCGGCTTTGGTGCGTCCTCACCGACCCGCTTCCAATTCCCGATGATCGGCCCCTTGATGCCTTGTTGACGCGCCTCCTTGGAAACCGACTGAACGACAAACCCGTCGTTGCCGTACTGATCCTTGCCTTCTCGGTTATCGAACAGGACCATATCCAAGTAGGTTCCTTTGTTGCCTTGGTAGCAGTGCTCCTTGGCAACCTTCTCGCGGGTGATTCGGATTGAGATCATTCTGAAACCTCCACTCCGCAAACACTCCATGTCTTTCCTCCGTCCATGGAGTGTTCCATGGACACAAGCAAGTCTTGCAGCTTCCAATGGCTGGATTCGCTAAGAAGGTGAGGCTCACGGTCACACACAATGAGCATCCTGATGGATTTGCTGTTCCCCTTGTACCTCACTTGCGCCCCCACCGGCACCTCCTCCGGAGTCCACGGGCGGTAAGGCTTCGCGGGCGGTTCTGGGGCGAGGCGGAATGCGTATCCAATTCTACAGCCAAATACCATTGTCCCCCACTGATCCGATTTTGACTCTCCCGGAGAGTCGACCGGAAGCCAATCGGAGTCCGTGAAGCGCTTCGCCTCCACCCGCTTGCCCTGCGCCCAAGCGAGCGCAGCCTCCTGCAATGTCAGTTCCTTGTAATTGCTCATGCGTAACTAAGTTGGTGCTCTTTCCGTAGCCGCCTCATCTTACTGTCAGCCCGTGTCAGCCATGAGGGCGTCTTGCGCTTGACAATACCCACCCGGTTTCCTGACGCAATCTGAAAACCGTTCTTTCTGGCGATTTCGATGGCTACCACCAACGCGTCCCACAAGTCAGGAGAGCGTCCAAGGCGTTCCTTCGTCTTGTCCTTCGGCTCCACGTCGATCTTCGACTGCCGATTGATGCCCCACTCACGCATGCAGCCTTCCTCGGCAACCTCACGCGGGAGCTTCCGCATCTGCCTGCCTTCGACGACGAGACGCGATGCGTACCACAGCGCGGTCACGTTCTTCCCGTACGCCTCGGCTTCGGTCTTCGGATCACCTGGACGCACCGGCCTGTCCGTGGGCTTGCCGCCGAACTCGACGGGGACAACCGCAGGACTCCACAGCCGAGCCAGCGCAGACATCAAGGTGCCGCGTCCGGTTGAATCCAGCCCAACGCGAGACGGGTCGATGCCAGCTTTCTCCGCGTACATCCGGACAAACGTCGCAATCTGCTCCTCCGCTTGGTGATCCTTCAACGCTGTCACCGGCACGATGATCGGTGCCTCCATGAACGCGAGGATCTGCTTCCCGCTCACGTCCGGTCCAAACGCCAGATGGATCAGCACGCAACGGTCGCCGCCGACACCGGAGTACGCGGCGTCCAACCCGAGGACGTGCGTGATCTTCTCGCTCGACGCCCACACAGGTTCCTCGAACGCGCCATTCTGCTCGCAGAGCGACATCGTGATGATGCGCCGGCTTCCACCGTCCCTCGGCATGATGCCAAGGTTCATCATGGAAAACTGGAGGGAATCGCGACCGTAGTAATCCAGATCGTTCTGGATCTGCTCTGGCGTGATGATGCCCCGGTACGGGTTTACCCCCTTCGGATACTTCGCGTTCGGCGTGTCCCATCCACACAGTTGCACCGCGATGCCGCCGTCCACCCGCGTTTTCCACGTCCGCGTCTTCTCTTCGGCACCCACGCCGTCCCACCCGCCAATGCTGGGGTGCGGCTCGCACACGGTTCCCAAGGCATCCGTGCGGTCCTTCGGGTTGCCCATCGCGATGAGCTTGAACACCGGGTTCTTCCGCAGGTTTGACACGGAATCCAAGAACCCACGCTCCATCAGGGAGGCTTCGTCCGCAATGAGGATGACGCGGGCGTTCTTCAAGCCGACGTAGTTGGAGATGCCAACAAACTGTCCCCCGACCTTTGCTGCCACCCCGATGATTCCGTCACGGTGGTCATTACCGACTTTCATGTCTTCGTCGTCGCCCTCGTTGATAAGCATGTACGACGATTCAACAACCTTCCCCGGCAACCACGACCGCCGCTTCTTCGCCTCCTTGTTGAGTTCCTTGATCGCGCCCCAGATACGAAGCTGCAACCCTTGCCGCGTCGTCGAACTCATGATGATCGACGTGCCTTCGGGCCAGCAGTAGAACATCGTGAGCGCGAACGCCGCCGAACAGAACGTCTTGCCGCTGGAACCGGGTCCCATGATCCCGATTTCCTTGTTCTCCACGAAGGTCTTCAACAGCAACTCGGACCACTCGTGCCAGTCGAACTTCGGCCACAGGGCTTTGACCATTCCCCGAAAGTGAAACCACTCGCCCTCACCGTACTTCAAGCCGCCGACCGTCATGTACCCGCCCGCCTTGAACATGGCCTTGTGAATCTGGAACTCGTCCGTGGTTGGCCACCGTAGCGTCCGGTAATCGTTCATCCTTGCACGAAGATGGCCAGAAGCCTCATGTTCCGGCAAGTCATGGTTAAAGATCCCAACCGCTTGGTTGACGGATTCCTCACCGCCGAGGGTGGTGTGGACAGCGGTTTTCCGCCTTCGCTCATCCAGCCGAACCAACTCGCTTGGGCGGTGAACGCGACCGTGCGCGGCGGATTCCCGAAGACGCGGCCGGGATGGTGGAAGCGGTTGTTGAACTTCGGCGGCAACGTCCCATTGCAGAACGCTTTCGAGGACGGCCTGTTCCAAGGTGCCGGAACGTACACGTCGGACTCCGGGATCGCGTACTTGGCGGTGTCGATCTCCGGTCGCATCTACCTCATCAACGTGGCTGCCGGTTTCACGGTGCAGGACATCACCATTCCCGGCAACCCGTCGCAGGCCAACCTCCCGACCGCGTGGTTCTGCCAAGCTGAACGGTGGCTCATCGTGCAGAACGGCACGGACCTTCCGTTCCTGTACGACGGCACGACTTCCCGGCGTGCAAACACTGGCGGGTTGAACGGAGGCACGAAGGAAGTCCCCATCGGTGGTCCCATGGCGTACGGCAAGGGGAGGTTGTGGGTTGCTTTCGGATCCCAGTATTACGGCGGGGATCTTGTGTGGTCCACTACCGCAGGCCGGGATTCCGTGATTCAGTTCACGGAAAACGACTTCCTGAACGAGGGTGGCGCATTTGCTGTCGCCAACGGTCCCATCACCGGCCTTGCGTTCGGTGCCAACATCGACACATCCCTCGGTGACGGCGACCTGCTCGTCTTCACCGCACTGTCCGTGTACGCATTCGCCGCTCCTCTGGATCGCGAGACATGGAAGGATCTCGACTACCCCATCCAGCGGTTCGCGTTGCTGAACTTCGGCAGCGTCAACCAAGCCAGCATCGTCCCGGTCAACGGCGACCTGTTCTTCCGCTCCATCGACGGCGTGCGCTCCATGATCTACGCCCGCCGAGACTTTTCGGAGTGGGGCAACACGCCCATCAGTCGGCAGGTGCACCGGGCGCTGGATTACGACACGTCGCAACTCCTGTTTGCCGGGAGCGCGGTCAACTTCGACAACCGCATCCTCATGACGGTTCAACCCCAAAACGTGAACAATCACGGGGTGTACCATCGCGGGCTTGTCGTGCTGGACTTCGATCTCGTCTCAGGCATGGGCCGGAAGTATCCGCCCGCATGGGAAGGCGTCTGGACCGGGGTGCGTGTGTTGCAGGTCATCACCCTGCGCGTCGGTCGGCAGGATCGGTGCTTCATCTTCAACCTGGGCGACGGCGACAACATCGGGTTGTACGAGGTGACAAAGGACGGCGCGTTTGATTTCGACGGCACCGACGACGTGGCAACGCAGTGGATCATTGAAACCCGCAGCGTGATCTTCGGGGATCCGCTGGCGCAGAAACGCCTCATGACCGCTGACCAGTGGTACGATGAGGTGGCCGGAGAAATCACAGCGAACGTCCTGTATCGCCCCAACGAGAACGCATGCTGGACGCCGTGGGCAGAGTGGACGGATTGCGCGAAGTACCGGGACTGCGAGCCGGGGTATCCGTGTCAGGAAATCAAGTACCTGCAACCGGCATCACGGTCGCGCATGTCGTTGCCGCAACCGCACGACACACCGGACCCGCAGACTGGCCAGTTCACCCGTTTGGGGTATGAGTTCCAGATCCGGTACGAAATCACAGGGCGTCTCCGAATGAAGCGGTTCGTCGTCGTCGCACAATCTGTTCAGGAAAACCAGTACGGCAACATGACGAATGCGGTTTGCACGACGCCGCCGACTGGCGATTGCCAAACCGGTTGTCTTGAGATTCAATGCACCGGGTACTGTTCCGCGCCTCCGGATTACTCGTACACGATTTGAACCATGGCTGAAATCCAACTTGCTGCCGGCACACTGTATCCGCCCGCGTGCTACTCGACCGAGCAGCAGCGGTTCGAGGCGTATGTCGCGGCCATCGTTGCCACGATCATCGGCGGCATCCAATGGGAGGCGTCCGAGACTGCGCCAACGGATACCAGTCTGTGGTGGCAGAAGATCGACTCCAACGGTCGCCCCGTCGAATACCTCCGATGGAGTACCGCTGACGGCGCGTGGATCCGTCCATTCTCGGAAGTCATCAACAGCGCAACGGCGGCAGGTGCGGCCAACGGGTACACGCTGACGAATGCCCCGGTCATGACGGCGGCAACGGCGTACCGCACGGGTACGACGTTTACGTTCAAGGCGAACCATACGAACACGGGGAATGCGACGTTGAACGTCGATGGTCTTGGGGCGAAGGAACTGCGGAAGCTGGGCGGTGCATCGCAGGTTGCGGCCGGGGAGATCATCTCTGGGCAGATGCTTACCGTGGTGTATGACGGCACGTATTTTCAGGTAATATCCGCTTCCGGCCTGTCCAGCAACAGCGGTCAGCAACTCATCACCACGGTTGGCGCTGCAAACTTCACCGTCCCGGCAGGTGTCATCTCCATCAAGGTATCTCTGACTGGCGCTGGTGGTGGCGGCGGATTCAACAGCGCATCGAAGGGTGGTGGTGGTGGCGGGTTCTGCGTGAAGACGTGGGCGGTTACGCCAGGACAGATCATCCCGTACGTTATCGGTGCAGGTGGAGCACGCGAGTCTTCCTACGGCGGCGGCGGTGCAACCAACGGCGGTAACACGTCGTTCAACACCACGCAGATTGGTGAGGGTGGCGGCAACGGTTTGACCACGGGCGCGGCTGGCGGGTTCTCTGGCGCAGACTATGGTATCAATGGTCAGCGGGGTAACTTCTTCTACACTGTCAGCACTGGGAAAGGTGGAGCCTCCGCGTTCCAAGGATCCTACGGCGGATACACCACGCCAGCAGACGTTGGGCAAACTCCGGAACCGGGTCGCCTTGGTGGCGGCGGTTGCGGAGACCAAGACTCCACCGACAACGACGCTTCCGCAGGTGGCGATGGTGCAATCCTGATCGAATGGTGAAATGAGAAAGACCCTTGCCCAAGCCAAGAACTCCAGCATTCCGGCATCCCTCGGGATCGCCGCGTGCGACCCTCGTTTCCTGCAATACCTCAACGAGGCGCAGGAGCGGTTGGCGAACAAAGGCAAGTGGTGGGGCACCTATAAGCGCATCCGTGTTTGTCTGACTGCCGGTTGCATCACGTGGCCGCAGGAGGTCCTGAACGTCGAAGCGTTGCAGGTGTGCAAGGATGGCGTCGTCATCCGCAACGAGTGGTTTGAGTTTCAGGAAGACGTTCGCGCACCGGCCACGCACTGCGAGGATGGCGAAGGCGCGTGCGAAGGTCGCCAGCTTCTGGACCGTGGACTCGTGTACCAGTATCGGGACTTCACGGCGCTCTCGACCGTCCGCGTTTATCCATCGCTCGCTGCCGACGTTGGCAAACGCGTGTTGCTGCAAGGACTCGACGGCAACGGGCAACCCATCCGCACGCTGGATTCGGTGTCCGGCAATTACGTGGACGGCGAGTACGTGACGCTTGCGTCGCCGTTCGTGGAGACCGTCAACGAGTTCGCAATCCCCGGCCTCACCGGTGCCCAGAAACCGCTTACGTCCGGTTCACTGACGCTGACCAGTGTTGCCGTAACCGATGGCACCGAGACGCAGATCGCCATTTGGGAGCCGAGCGTCCAGAACCCGGAGTATCGCCGTACTTTCCTGACGCATCTGCCGAGGCCGTGCAATTCTGGCGGGTGCGAAGACAGGGGAAACGGGTGCGCGCCCAAGGACGAGTCCTGTTCAAACATCGTCATTGAAGCCATCGTCCGGTTAAAGCCGATCCCGGCCGTTGTCGATTCGGACTGGCTGTTCATCCAGAACCTCACGGCGTTGAAGTACGCCATGCGCTCCGTCCAGAAAGAGGATGCCAACGAAGACCAAGAGGCGGAAGTGAACTTCCAGAAGGCCATCCGAGAGTTGCGGGCGGAACTGGAAACGTATTCCCCGAAGGACCGGACTACGGTAAACGTCCTGCCGTATGGTTCGGCAAAGTTTCGGTACGTAACCGGTGGATTCATCTGATTTATGTCACTCGGACTGATGGGAGTCGGTGGATTGCTTTCTGCCAACGCGGCGAGCAAGGCGAAGAAGGAGCTTCGGCAGATTGCCGACACTCCAGGGCTGAACGTCGGCGACGCCATCCGCGAGGCCGGCCAGTATTCCGGTGACATCCAAGCGATGGAGGGTAAGCGGAACACCTTCAATCAAGGTGAGCTTGAACGCCTGATGGAAATGTCGATCCCAGGGTATCGCGAAGGCCAGCGTCAGCGCACCGGCACCGCGTTGTCGATGATGCGCGGCGAGCTTCCACCTGATGTGGAGCAGGCAATCCTTCGATCCACGGCGGCACGTTCGGTGGGTGGCGGATTTGCTGGATCGCCAGCAGGTCGGAACCTCGTTGGCCGGGACCTTGGGCGCACGTCGCTGGACCTGATGCGTATGGGCGGAGACCGGTTTCAAGGGATCATCGGTGGCACTCCGCAGGCTGGCCGTGTCGATTACGACATCTCCCCGCAGGACATCATCGGGTTGCGCGGCAACGAGCGGTCTGAGCGTATTGGGCTGCGGACGAATGCCGCCACCGCACCGGGCAAGACCGCCGTGTGGGGTCAGACGGCAACGCAGATGGGCAAGTCGCTCATGGAACTTGCGGGGTCTGTTGGTGGAGCAGCCGGTGGTGCGATGTGCCACGTCGCCCGTCTTTGCATCCCGGACGAGTGGGAAGCGTTCTATTTCTGGAAGGAACTCCTCGCCCCGGATTGGTTCCGCGAGGTGTACAACGAGCACGCACCGGCGATTGCCGCGTGGTTGGAGAAACGACCCGTTGCTCGCCGCGTTGTCACCGGATGGATGAAGCGAACGCTCCGAACCCTGTTCTGATATGGCACGAATCCCACCCATTGCTCAGGCTCAGATTCTCCGCGCTCCAGGTGTGTTTGACTACGCCATGCGCGAAGGTCCGAACATTGCGGGCGCGTTCACCGCTGGACTGGCGGCGGGATCACGTATCAAGGAGGCGAAGACAGCGGAGAAGGAACGTGGACAGGCACGCGCCGACCGGATGGCGGAGCGTGAGGCTTTACTGACGGAACGCTTCGGAGGTGATGTCGTTCTGGATCCCGAGAGCGGAACCGTGGACGTTGCGGCTTCCGGCAAACGTCGTCAGCTTGGCGAGATCGCCGCCGCTGCCGGTGAGAGTTACGGCATGGGGTTTGCGCCGGACGGGTTGACTCCGGAAATCATGGAGCTTCCGCAGTTCAAGGCGGGTGCGGCACGTGGGGCGATGAAGATGCGTGCCGACGAGATGCAGATGGAGCGCACGGATGCGCGGGAGAGGGCGATGTTGGATCGTCAGTTGCAGGTGCAGAAGGCGGAGAACGAGAGCCGCGAGAGGATGGCTGCGGATGAGCGGTCGGGAGATTTGCTGCGTACGTTGCTGACGCCGAGGAGTGCGGCTTCGATACCCCGTAAACCAATCCGCGTCACGGAGGGTGGAGGCGACACTGGCAAGCCGCGTGTTCAGTACGATTTCACGCCAGAAGAGTTGGAAGCCTACCAAAATCGCCAGAAGGAAGCCGCCGATGCTGCCGCGTTGGACAAAGCGGACGCGCCGATCCTCGAAGCCTTGCGGAAGTACGACGAGTTGAAGTCCCTCGGCAAGGGTGCGGACATCGAAACGGACGCCTCCGGAAACCCGGTCATCACGGAGTCCTCGTTTTGGGATACCGCAACACCCGAAGTCATCGAAGCCTTGCGCCGGCGCTCACGCGGTCGCGGGAAGACAAACGCCCCTGTACCTTTGGGTGTCCTTGTGCCATAACCCATCCCCATGGGCATCGTCCGCGAACTGAGTCCTGAACTGGATCCCGTCGAGTTTCCGGACTACATGGGTCCAGAGCAGGTTGAGGCATACGTCGCAGAGAAAGGCGACGAACTCCGCCGCCGATTGATCGCACGCAAGCAGGCGTCGATGGCTACGGAGACGGAGGGCGAGGAGGCGTTGAAGTATGCGATGGGGGAGATGTCCGCGTGGGAGCAGGGCGGAAGCATGCTCCGAAGCCTGCCGCAAGAAACGACGAGGTTTGCTGGCGGCCTACTGGAAGGGCTTGGCGCGTACCTGGCGGAAACGCCGATTCCCCGCGAGCGTGGCGAGGTTGGCACCGGCGTGGTGCAGGAGAACCTTCGTCGCCAGCAACGCACGCGCCAGCAGGTTGCAGAGGAGATCGAGCAGTCGCCGCTCCGTGCGGTTGGTCGAGAGGTCAAGGAAGCCGCGCCTGAAATCTTTCCCACGCTTCCCGGCGTTCGCGACTCGCTTCCATCGCAGGTCATGGGTGGCCTTGGGTCCATCGTGGGACTCGCTCCCGCCATGGTCGCCGGTCCCGCCGCTCCATTCGTCGGCGGTGCCATGTACGGCCTGTCCGCAGGCGAAGACTTTGCCGAAGACGCCCGACGCGTGGTCAACGACCGCATCGCCGAGGCGCTGGCCAATGGCGACTACGACACCGCTGCCGATCTGGAGCGACGGAAGTTCGACATGGAGGACAAGGCGCGTCAGGCGGGACGCGTCATCGGTGCGGCAACGGAGGGTGCGTTGGGTGTGGCGGCGAAACTGCGGGTTGGGAAGTCGTCCATCGGCGGCATCGGCGAAAGGATGGCCGAACGGTTGGTTGCGAAGTCCGCGCCTCAGATGGTCCAGCGTGCGGTTCGCGGTGCTGTCGAGGGTGGGGCAACCGAAGCTGCGCAGGAAGCCACCGAGCAGGCGTTGGGTAACGCTGCCGCTCTGGCGGTGTACGACCCGGACAGGTCGATCATGGAGGACCTTGGTAAGGCCGCGCTGGTTGGCGGTTTGACGGGTGGCATCGCGGGTGGTGCGCGTGGTTCAGACCTCCGCAACCCCCTGCCGCGCTCCACCGCTGCCGCTGCCGGAAAGCGTGTGGCGCAGATTATCCCGCAGGACGTTGGAGACATTGCCGCGCCGGACATCACGGAGGCGGATGTGGAGGATGTGTTTGCGGGGGTGCCACAAGCGGCGGTTGAGGAGACTGTCGCTGTTGAGGAACCCGCGCCGGTGGAGACGCCCACCGCTGCCGCACCAGTCGAGACGCCCCCGCAACTGACACCGGAATCAGACCAACCCATCAAGGCGCAGGACTCGGCACTGTTCAGTAAATGGAATGCATCAGTCGAGTCCGCAATGGATCCAATGGCTGACGGCCTGTATTTGCAGGAGGCTTCCGCCGTAGATCCAGTTGCTTCAAACAGGTTCACGGCTCACGGAATGAGAGGCTTTGAGGAAAACGTGCTGGATGAGATCATAGCCAAGGGGTTGAAAAAGGGCGATGAAGGACCGGTTGCTGGTGGAACGATTTCAGGACTCAACACCAAAACAAGGGCTCCGCTGATTCTTCTGTCCAAACCTGACCAGAGTATTCGTTCAGGTGGAATTGGCGCGGTGGTTGTGAATCGCCCTTGGGCGGCGGAGTTGATTCCTGCGTTGCAGGCAAAGCATCCCGGCGTGTTGTTCATTGGACCGGATGGCGTGCAGGGGTATCTGAACCAGCCTTCGCAAAAACCAAAGCGAACCCGCAAACCGAAACCCAATGCCATCGAAGCTGCCATCCCCGCAACGCCCGCGCCTGAACCTGCAACACCTCCGCAGGCCGAAGCACCGCGAGTCACGATCCCGCCCGATGACGCCGCCCCCGCAACGCGGGCAGCCGAAGCTGAAATTCCACTCGGAGTAAAACGTCCGGCAGTTGTAGATCCTAAACTCGAATCCTTGTCTGACGCAGAGTTCACAAAAGTTCGACGTGCCGCTGATGCGAAACTCGAATCTCTCGAAAAACGATATGACGCCGAAGATCCAACACTGAGTCGTTCTGAGCTTGCCGCCGCTCAAGATGCTTTTACGGCGGTTCAGCTTGAACGGTTTCGGCGCAGTAAAAGGGGGTTGTACGCCCCGGACTTGTTCTACGACCTTGTAAAACTTGCAGATCGCGCCCGTGATCCAAACTCCGAAGCTGCCGCTCAAGCGCGAATACTCATTGAGGAAATTCAACGCCAAGGCATGTCCTTGGATCAGTTGGTTTCCGAACTGAGTGCGTCGTCACCAGATGAGGCGGAGGTTTTGCGTGGGCAAGCCGAGGATTTGAAATCGGTTCTGGGTCAACAGAAGCCGACTGGAATTGAAAGCCGAGCGATTGACGTTGAATCGCGCCAGGTTGACGTGCAACCCGCACCTGTAGCGGAGGCTCCGGAGGCTGGCATTGCGGAACGTGTCGCTGCCGACTTGGCCATGGAACAGGCCACCGCCCGCATCCCACAGACTCCCACCGCTCCAGTCACGGCTCCCGATGCTGGGATCGCCGAGCGCGTTGCTGCGGATGCGGAGATGGAACGGGCGACGGCGCAGGCTGGGCAGACTCAGGCAGAGGCGGCTTTGAATGTGGCTCCGGAGGAGGGGGTGGTTGCAAAACCACAGCCTCAGCAAAAGCCCAAATACTCCTCCCGCAAAGGCAACAACAAGGCCGTGTTCAGGGCTGACGTTGAAGGTGGTGCGATTGAAGTCACTATTGCCACCGGACGCGACCCGGAAGGCGGGAATGAAGTAAGTTCTGACCTTACGGTTGAGTTGCTGGACGACCAGCCAGCACCAAGGAAGGGAACCGGGGTTGCAACCGAGCTTTACGTTCAGGCGCTTGAGTATGCGAAGCGTGAAAAAGCCCGATGGGTTTCAGACACAATCCGAAGCGGAAACGTGGATCGGATTTACGAAAGGCTGATTGCTGCCGGTGTTCCGTTCAAAAAGGACAAGGATGGCATGTATGTGTTGGAGCCATCGCAGTTCAAAGGCTTGAATCTGAAAAAGGTTCGTGCGGCTTTGAAGGCGAAGTACGATCCAGCCAAACCCATCACCCCCGCACCCACTGCGGAGCCTGCGCCGAAGAAGTTCCGGGATTCTGTTGCTGCCACGATTGACGGAAACGGAAACCCGACTCGCGGCGGAGATTACTACAGCGGGTTGTTCAAGCAGGCGTCGGATGCGGACCTTGAAGATTTGCGGGTTGCACTGTCTGAGGATGACAGGTTGAAACCTGCCAGTCGTCGGCTTGGTGACGTGCTTGCTGCGGAGATGCGGTCGAGGAAGCCTGTCGAAACAACTCCCTTGCCAGCGCCGACCAAACCCGCAAAGGAGAGGAAGGCCAAGGCTCCCCCGAAGACTGTAGCCGAAGCTGACGCTCGCATTGCAGCACAATCCGCCGCCAGCGAGGTTACCTCCCAAGCCCGTGAAGAAGCCGCTCAGTTGAAGCAGCGACAAGCTCGCGGAAAGTGGGTGGATCGAAACGTCAAGACCCCCGCAGAGCGGATGTTTGCGGCATCTATTGCCGCCGGCGATTGGCAGAAGGCGAGGGAGGATGTTGACGTAAAGCGGATTTCTCCAAAGCGCGCCAAAGAGCTTGCTGAATCCGCAATGAAAGCCGGATTCATCGACGAGTTCACCAACAAGCGATTCGCCGAACCTCCCGCCGCCCAAGCTGCCGAAGTCTCCACCCCGGAAGTCGTCAAGCAGACGAAGCCACCCATGGCTCCGAAGGCGCAGAAGGCGTTCCTGTTGGAGAAGATTGATGAGGCGATTGCAGGGGCACCGGAAGCCGATGGATTTGCCAAGATCCCGCCGAACGAAAAGGATGGCGAGAAAGCCTTCGCCATGAAGGTTGCTGAGGACAAAGCCAAGTACGGCACCGTCACCATCGAAGTCCCCGGTGACGGCACGTTCGAGATCCTGAACAACAAAACCTCCCTCAAGGCGTTCAAGGAAAAGGCGAAGAGTTTCCCGACCGATACCGCAGGACCGACGCGCACACCGCTGCCAGCGAAGGGTCAATCCAAGCCTGCCGCCATCGGCAAGAACACCAAGGAGTCATTCCTTGCTGTCGCCAAGGATTTCGTTTCCGACGATCCGCAACGCTTGGTGCTGAAAAACATCATGTCGGATGGCATCCGTTCAGCCGCCACCGATGGCCGTTCAATGTTGGTGTGGGACGATTCCGTGGGCGGAAAAAAGGGTGAGCAAAAGCTGTTCAGTCTGGATGGAAAGGAAGTCAAGGCTGACCAGTCACTCAATATCCCAAACTGGAAAGGTGTCATTCCAAAAGATCCCGATGTCATCTTCAAGAAGCTGAACACCGAGCGGCTGTTCTCCATCATCAAGCAGGCCATCGCAGGTCCGAAGGAAATCGACGTTGGTAAACGCCGCACCGAAGAGGTTCGCCGCAACGTCCACATTCTCCAGAATCCGGACGGCTCCATCGGGGTGTTTTCTGAAAGCCAGTTCGGGGATTACGTTCACAACGTCCAGAAAGGGGCAAAGAACATTTCCAAAGTGGACGGAGAACGGTTGCTGGATGTCATCCAAGCTGCACGTCGCCTTGGGTCTGATTCGGTTTCGATGGCGATTGACTCCCAAGACGCGAAGACGCCATTGGTTTTCAAGTGGGACGGAGCGCAAGCCATACTGATGCCGCTTGGAAACGTCGAACCGGGAAGCACGCTTCAATCCCTCACCACCGGCGAAAAGCAACCCGACATCATCCAACGCGCCCTCGACGCCGCCATCAAAGCCACGGATCCCAAGTCCGCCACCTTCTCCGACCCGTTCCTCATCGCCGCCGTTGGCCTTCCGGTCCTCAACGCCGCCCTCCGCCTCGCACGCCGGGTGTACCTTCGCACGCGCAACCTAGTTCGCGCCAAGCAGCAGGGCATGCGCCTCATCCGCCGCCGCCAGCGGACGATTCCTCCTGCCGACATGCCCCGTGTCGAAGAGGCATTCAGCAACCTCGTGGACAACGGCATCACCGAAGGTCCGCCGCCGCAGACGGTCACGCCCGCTTCGCCGCTGCCAGGTGGTCCTCGGCGCGCAAGCCGTGGCCTGTTCAAGGGCGATGTCACCATCGACTCGGACGCACAGTGGCAAGCGCAGGCGGACGAGTGGATCGCGCAGTTCAACGGCAACCTCCGCCGCGCATTCGAGGCCGCACGTTCCACGGACTTCCAGACCACGGGCCTGAATCAGTCGGCGCAATACTACGTATTCGGCAAGCTACTGGAGCTTTCCGAGATCGCGGCGAACGCGGCACGCAACGACGTGGACATGCTGCGGTATCTGAATCTCCAGAAGGAGATCGCCGAGGCGATGAAGTTTGACGCAGCCGAAGCGGGTAAGACCCTCGCTGCCGCTGCACTGGTGCAGGATCGCCTCAAATGGATGTTCCCGGTCCTCACCTACCGGAACCTCATCCGCGAGGCGCAGAAACGGCTTCCCTTCCCTGACGTGGTTGCCGACGAAGTGCGCACGTGGCTCTCTGAATCCGGTCGCCGCGCCGTACAGGAGATGCGAAACGCGATGACCGATGCGGATAAGGTGTTCGCCCGCGAGTTGAAGTCCACCGTCCGCGACATGCGCGTGGTCTGGCGCGACGTGATGACCGCAAGCGTGGAGTCGCAGGAGAACATGCGTCGGAAGATCCTTGAGGAGTTGGTCAAGGCTCCCGAACTCAAGGGCCTGTCCCGTCAGGGCTACATCGACATCGCGAACCTGTTAGGCAAAGCGTGGGAGAAGGAACGTGCACGGATCTTCCAAGCTGAGTTCCGCAAGCAGGTGCCGCTTCCGTCCGTCAAGGAGGACGACCGGCGCAAGCTGTTCACAGCCATCCCGAACATCCTCAAGTGGGCGAACCTTGGGTTGCTCGACAATGAGGCGTTCAGGAATGCGATTGCGCCGCAGTATGGCGTCGCGAAGTTCGACGGCGAGACAGCGAAGAAGCTGAACACCATGGCGCAGGAGGCGCAGAAGGTTGGCGGTTCCAACCGGAATCGCCTCATCATGGACATGTACAACGTCATGCAGCAGGAAGGTGGTGTCCGCGCTGCCGACGTGTTCCGTGACTACTGGTACGGTGCTGTCCTGTCCGGCATCCGCACCCAGGTGGACAACGCCATGAACATCCTCACCGGCGCACTCACGTCCGCCATGGGGATCACGATGGCGAAGTCCGAGGCGCGGGGTGCCATCGCCAAGGCGTACGGCAAGGGATTGGCCGAAGCCGTGCATGACTTCTGGCCCATCCTGTGGCGCGGCGAGTTGTGGCGGAACGTCAACTTCAACCCCAACCAGCCGGCGAACACGCTGGAAGCCATATCGAAATCAGGCAACGTCTTTGCCAAGGCACTCGGGCAGTTCAAGTACGTCGGTCGCCTGATGAGCGCGCTCGACCACATCAACGCGCTGTCCAGCGAGCAGGCGATGATGGCGTGGGCGTTGAGCCGACGCCTGCCGATTGAGCACCTGCATCGGTACATGACGCCCAGCGAAACCGTGCTGCGTCAGGCGCGTGCGCGGGCGCAGGCGGAAGGCACCACGCCGGACCTGATGGACAAGCGCGTCCGCGAGATCGTGCAGGAGTCCATCCCGGTGGAGATCCTGATTTCCGCCCGCGACTTGCGGCAACTGGTGACGTTCACGAACCAGCCGAAGGGTGTCATGGGCGGGTTGTACCGGGGCATTCAGGAAATGGAGAAGGCCGCGCCGGGGTTCAAGATGCTTTCAGGCACGCAATTCATCAGGTTTGCCGGGAATTATACGAACGAGATCCTGAACTACGTCGCGCCGGTTGCGTTGTATCGGTACTACATGAGTGCGCCCAGTCGCCAGGGCGGTCGCGGCGGGTTGAAGATGGGCGAGGAGGAGCGGCAACTGATCCTCGCCAAGCTCGCGCTCGGGTCCGCACTCGGTGTCATGGCTGGCGCGTTGTTCCTTGGTGACGATGATGAGGAGAAGGACCGCGACATCGACATCACCGGCTCGTTCAAGTCACTCGACCCGAACAAGCGTCGGCAGGTCATGTCCGAAGGTCGCCAACCATACTCCATCCGGTTCGGTGACACTTACGTCTCCTACCGCCAGCTTCCGTTCGGCGGTGTCCTCGGTGCCATTGGTGAACTCCGTGACCGGCAACTCTTCAACCGCGAGGAGTGGAACAAGGAATCCCTCGCCCGCAAAGTCGCCGACGCCGGCATGGCAGGTGCGTTCATTGTCCGGGACTCGTCCGCAATCTCAGGTCTGACGGAGTTCCTTGGGTTTGCCAACGCGTACAAGTACGATATGAACGACAACATCGAGCGCACCATGCCGAAGTACATGGCCAAGCTCGCGGGGTCGGTCATTCCGAACATCGCCAAGGAAATCGACGCGTGGAGTGACCCGTCGATCTACAAGGCGGACACCGGGCACGAATACTTCCTCCAGCAAATGCCGTACATGCGGCGGGAACTCGGCGCTGGCCCGGTCCTGAATGTCCTCGGCGAACCCGTCCAGGTGGAGCGTTACCCATGGTCCCGATGGATCAAGACCCGCCGCGAGGACAAGGCGTGGACGACGCTTGGCACGCTCGCCAGTCGCGGCGTGTTCCTGCCGGTGCCGTCAGCGAACGTGAAGGTGCTGGAGAACGGTAAGCGCCGGCCGATGACCCCGCAGGAACAGCACGCGTACCAGAAGCGGGTGGGTGCGGACTATCGGAAGTTTGTGGAGGAGAACTCTCAGCGTTTGCTCCAGATGAAACCGGATGAGGCGGTCAAGTTCATCGACAAACAGACCGAACGAATCCGCCGCAGAAATGATTGACAGTGGCGCACACGGACATACGCTGGCGGGCGTATGAGCAATCAACTCACCGTAGCACGCGCACCCGACCAAGGTGTCGCCGTGTTTTCATCATCGCAGGCGTTCGATTCCGCGATGGCCATGGCGAAGCAACTGTCCCGTTCCACCATCGTTCCGGAGGCGTACCGGGGCGAGGCTGGGGAGGCGAACATCCTCATCGCGTTGGAACTGTCCAATCGCATTGGCGCGTCCGTCATGGCCGTCATGCAGGCGATGACACCGATTCACGGCAAGCCTGCATGGTCCGCCACGTTTCTGATCGCGACCGTCAACACGTGCGGCCGGTTCACACCGCTGCGGTACGTGTGGGAAGGTAAGCCAGGTGAAGACTCCTACGGTTGCCGCGTGAAGGCAAAGGATCGCGAGACCGGCGAGGAGCTTGTCGGCACCTGTGTCACCATCGCCATGGCCAAGGCCGAAGGGTGGTACGCACGCAACGGTTCCAAGTGGAAGACCATGGCGGAACAGATGCTCCAGTATCGTGCCGCCGCGTTCTGGACACGCGCCTATGCACCGGAGCTTTCGTTCGGCATGCACACGGATGACGAGGTGCGGGATTACGTGCCGGCTACGCCGTCGCAGGAGAAGGGTGACGTGGTTTCGCAAGCCATTCCCGTGACCGTGGTGTTGACTCCGCAGGAGAAGTTACGCGACGCCATCAAGGACGCCGGCATCAAGGGCAAGGACATCGTGCCGTGGCTCATCGGTCGCGGCTACATCACTGAAGGCCAGACCGTCCGCGACATGGCGGATGACAAGGCGGAACTCGTGTTGACCATGATTCCTCAGTTGAGGGAAGAGTTTGGAGGTTCCAAGTGAGCGCATTGTCGTCCCTACGTAATTCCATCGCCAAGGCGTCGATGGGTAAGACATCCAAGACCGGCACCCCACCCGGCCACCGCTATTGGAACCGCCGCCGACTCCGCGAGGCCAAGACCATGGCCGACCGGGTTCGCCTCCATGCGGAGCGTGAGGAGCAGGAAAGGAGGATGGGGTGAGTAATCAATTTTCCAACCGTGTGGTTGGAACCCGTGGTGGGGACTTGGTGGAAACTGCCACGGGTGTTTTTCAACTCACCGCCGCCGAGTACCGCAGCCGGCCAGGTGTCAGCAACTCCATGCTGAACGCCATGGATCCGCCGGCGCGACTCGCGGCATACGTGGAGGATGAACCCACGGCCAGCATGGTCATGGGTACGCTGATCCATGAGGCCATCCTCGAACCCGGAAAGCCGCCGACGCCCATCGCGGTGCCACCGGACAAGTACGTCAACGACAAGGGTGAATCCAAGGACTGGACGTTCGGAGCGAATGTCTGCAAGTCATGGCGCACCGAGATGGAATCCGCCGGCAAGATCGTCGTGACGCGTGCCGACTGGGCGAAGGTTCAAGGTTGCGTCCAGGCAATCCTCAATCATCGCGTGGCGCGGGAATACTTCACCAAGGGTCAAGCTGAACTCTCCGTGTTTCACGACCGGAATGGCACGCTGACCAAGGCGCGGCCGGACTTCGCGCCTGACGCAATCCCGTTCCTGCTGGACATCAAGAAGGTGTCCCGTGGCAACGGTGAGCCGCGACGGTTCGCGACGCATGCGGTGAAAATGGGATACCACCGGCAGGCGTGGTCCTACCTTTCCGCATGGAATGCCGAGACCGGAGAGGATCGCCAAGGCGTCATCTTCGTGACCGTCGAGGAAGAACCGCCGCACCTTGTTTCGCTGGTCCAGCTTTCCGAGCGCACCATGGAACTCGGGCGCGAGGATTACCTGCGCCGGTTGGCCTTGTACGAGGAGTGCAAGGCAACCGGGTTCTGGTCAGGGTATCCGGAGTCACCTGTGGTGGCGGAGCCGGATGAATGGGTTTTCCGGTCGGCGAATTTGGAGTGAACATATGAAGTATTCGATACAAGCAGTCAGCCCGGAAGGTGCACACGTCGAGTTGCACCAGTGCGATGTGGATTCCATGGGTGCAGCGGCGATGCTTTCATCGCTCTGCCCACTTGCATTCATCCACGTCTATGTCAGGGAGCCGTTTAACATGCTTGGATCGTGGCCTAACAACCAGCGGTTCAGGTTGAGTCTGATTGCGAAGTTCAGGGATGGGGAGGAAGTGAAATGAGCAACCATATTCCTGACGCCACGAAAATGGTGTGCCCGCATTGCGGCCTTCCAGAAGAGATCAGGGATAGCGGTGGCGGAATCTGGTTTGAGTGCGGATCTAAGCACAACGAGCGAAGAAGCGCGTTCTGCAGCGAGCGTGAACCGCTATGGCGCGAACTCACCACCATCCGCACTGCCAACGCCGCGCTTGTGGAGCGGGTGAAGCGGTTGGAGGAGGCGGGGGATATCATGGCAACTTGGGCGCCACTGGACAGGGTTATCACGTGGACCAAAGCAAAGGCCACCCCATGATCTGCCCACATTGCAAAAGCCCAGCACGCGACGACTGGCCCGCTGAATACAGGTGCAAATCCGTCAACCTATCCGGCCGCATCACCAGATCGCCGGTGTGCTTCAACAACGAGATCGAGCAGTTGAAGGCGAGGATCCAAACGCTTGAAATTGCCGGCAACGAGCTTTTCGAGTGCGCGTCTCAACTCGGATGGACTTCATGCGAGGATACGAAATGGATCCGTCGCGCAGAGCAGGCAACCGAAGCGTGGAAATCTCTCAAATGACCTACCTCATCCAATTCTGGTCCCCATGGTCCGCCCAGTGGATCCCGTGGGCGATGCCCCCAGTGCAACTCGCCGAAGCCCAAGCCATGCTCGACGAACGCACCGCTGACGACCCATCCCTCACCCGGCGCATCGTCCGGGCATGAAAAAACCCCCGGTTCCTGTGAACCGGGGGTCGGAGGGGAACTGCAATCAGCTATGAACAAACACACAAGCAACCAACGGGGACAATGTGCGCCAGTTGTCCCCATTCGTCAACGACGAATCACCTCCTTTTTTGCCTGGACGACGACAATCTTCGGGGCGAGGACGGTTTTTTCCGCTGGCGACTCAGCCGGTTTCTCTGTCGGCGACTCAGCTTGAGGCTTGGCGACGACGACCTTCGCCGCACGGGCAACGGCGGCTTGAGCGCGGAGTTGTTCCAGCCGCTCCGGGGTGACCGTCTTGGGACGGCCTGCGTTTCTGCGGCCCAACTCAACCGCCGCCGCCGACTTCACGGCCGCGCCTTCGCCGGCAATCGAGCCGTGCACTTCTTTGACTCCAAGGTGGAATCCTGGGGGAATGTTTTCCATGTTCTGCTTTCGTGGGCTGGTTACTGGCCAACCGCTCCCACGCATCCCGACCGGAGCCGGAAGGCGGGGGAGGGGGATGGTTTCTCAGTCCAGACTCGCGTCACTCCAGCACGGTTCCACGCCTTCGTCGTCCGGCCCGAGGTACTCACTGCCGCGGAAATACGCCTCCACCGTGCGGCCTTCGCTGTCGCAGTGATTTCCTGCGGCGTTGCGCCATCCAGCGGGAACCACCATGGCGTAGATGAGGCTGGGGTCATCCTTGGCAATCTGCTGGGCCACTCCGAGGGTGACGATTCCGCCGTCGTCAATCGGGTTGGCGTAGCAGTGAATCGTCAGGTTTTCGCGTTGCGCCAATCGTAGCGCGTCGGCTCCCGTGATGCTGTATGTGGTCGTTTTCACTCTGTTCCCTTCGTTTCGGCCTACTGGGCCTCATCAGTGCCGGAAACTACCGGCAGACGAAGACCCGCCCGACGTGGGGCGGGTTGTGTTTCATACATTCAGGAAACGCACTTCTCGCACCGTTTGCCTAGCGATTCCATGGCGTGAGCGGTTACGGTGGCGTCGCACCATTCATGGACAGTCCACTCCCCCATGCGCGCCTTGTTACACACGCGCCGCTCCCACATCCTCATGTTGCGGTCCTTTAACTCCCAAAAACGCCCTACTGTGGTAGCTGCTTCGGCTTCAGAAGCCTCACCAACAAACCATTGCCGGCCGTCGATGGTGTAAACAAACCGGCCAATCAAACTGCCATGATGCAAAATCCACCGTATTGCTTGCGGTTCTGTCATCTTGTTGTTTTCGATCATGTTATTTCTCCTCCGATGGCTTTTTAGCCACCGTCCACCACCCCCGACCTAAGCCGGAAGCGGGGAACGGGTGTCACTCCTCCACCACTCCCCCCTCAAACACCGCCTCGCACGACCGAACCAAATCGGCGGCTTCCTTCGGCGTCATCACGCCCTGGCGGATGGCCAGCGCACGACCAAGCGCAAGCTCGACGTTCACCGACTGGACGCCCAGCCGCTCGCATGCGGCGGCGGTGACGATGCAGTTTCGGACTAACGCACTGGGAACCGGGTGGGAGCCGAGCGCGGACCCAGCGTTGCAGGCTAGGCGGATGGCTAGTTGGGGGTTCATGTCTCAACCTCCCCGTCAGGTTGGACGACGCAAACCGCAGTTTGGCCCAAATAATAGGTTTCCGCGTCAAACTCAGTGGCAAGGCCGTAGCCCGTGGGCTCCTCGTCATCAGCGAAAACGAAAACTTCCGCGTTGCGCTTTTTGGCCTTTCGGGCGGCGTCATTCAAAACAAAGGCGGGGATCACTTTGCACCTCCATCTTCATCCCGCACATTGCCGACAAGGTGAACAGCTTTCAATTCCCCGCCCATGTCCCTGTATTCGATCAGGCACGGGCGGCAAAGCAGTGAAACGCGGGTTTTGTCCGTGTCCAGGTCTCGGATCAGGAAAACGCGGATGCTGTCTTGGCCGCAGCACGCGCACAATCTTCCCGGCGTCGCGCTTTTCTGGGCGTCTGTGAGTTGAGTTTTCACGCCACCACCTCCCCATCCGGCGAAATCGTCGCCAACTTCTCGCGGCCTGCGTAATGCGTCGCCGCTGTCCATTCGTCCGCGATGCCGTGGCGGTCGGGTTCCTCGGGGTCAGGGAGGACGAACACCCATTGTTTCGTCCGCTGGGCGTAGCGGATTGCGCGGTTGAGGATGTCGGTGGGGATCATCGGGCACCCGCCTTTCCCGCTTCGATGCGGTTCCGGATCCACTCCGGGGACTCCGCCGCGTTGCTGTGGACTGTATCCACGGTGCGTTCCAACTCCACCACCCTTCGATGCGTATCCTGGAGACGCGTACGCAGGTCGAGAATCTCCATCCTGGCAATCCCCAGTGACACGCGGGCCATGTCGCGTTCACGCAAGGCGCGGGCGAGGAGGGCGCAGAGTGCCGACATTGCGACAAGGGAGCCGGTGAGAAGTAGAGGGATCATCCGACCTCCTCATTGATGGTTCCATTGTCCACGTGCCATTTTTCGGCGCGGTCAATGTCCGCAACCAAGGCGTCGTGATCGGCATCAATGCGGATGGCTTCTTCGTCGGTTTCCGCACGCCGCGACGCTTCACGGTACAGGATTTCCGCGAACTCGCGCCAGTCGTCGATATGTTCCTGATGCGTCGAGCCGTCGCAACCATCCTCGGCGGCGTCGTGGATACGGCTTGCCCTGTCCGGATCATTGATGAACAGGTCATTGCCTAGCTTGTCGCTAATGAACCCATCCCATTGCGGGTGGGTGAGTAGTTCATTTACGGTTTTCACGCTTCCCCCTTTGCCTTGGCGATTGCTGCGCGGGCCATGGTGCGGGCCTGCTCAACGGTCCAATCGGAATCCCACGCCATGATGTATTCCAGCGCCGCGAGGAGATCAGGCGCGGCGGAGATCAGGGAGGCGTTTGCACCCATCGCCATATGCACGTCATGCGCTCCGAAGCACGTCATGCGGGCGATGCTGATTCCCGGCGCGTGGTTCGGGTATGGTGCTCGGATGTGGCCTTCTGGGTCTGTAGTCCACGGCCCTGGCGTATGCTTCGCACTCATCGCGCACCCCCTTCCATGATCTGCTTCTGCCGCTCCGTCCCAAACTTCGCGACCCACCAAGCCACTTCTCCGCCAGTGTCGCACGTCACGCCCTCGGCATGCGTCGCCGGGAGATTCCCCAGCGTCTGAATGCTGAATCCCCGCCCGTGTCGCGGTTTCACCCGTAACACCCGGTTGCCGTTCCTGTCTGTGCCCATGCTGTATTCCATATGTGCTCCTGTGTGTCCGGCTGGCTTCTGACCAACCCCCACCGCGCACCAACCGGAGCCGATGCGCGGGGCGGGGTGGGTCAGTGCTGCGTCAGCCCGTACTCACTCAACCCGCACCGACGCGCCCAAGACACGGCTTCGTCCTTGCGACGGAATGCCCGGCACTGCGTCGGCGCACCGGGGCCGCTCCTCCATGATACATCCCACCACCCACGCGCAGGCTCAATTTCCCGCACGGTGGACGGATCCAGGTTCACGCCTTCCCATCGTACCATGTACCGGCATGCGGCTTTCACGGTGCGACCGATGGCCAGTCCTTCGCGGGCGATGGCGTCGCCCATCATTGTCATTCTAGGCATGTCGTTCTCCTTGTTTGGGGCGGATCAGAAACAAACCGCCAGCCCGCGATGGTAAACCTGATGCACGTCAGCCCCGGCCACATCCGCCTTGCGCAGCACGTACACCGCGCACCCACGCGGGTCGGTTTGGTGGTACCACATCAATTCCGGGTACCGATTCAAGATCCCGTTCACGCGCCGGATTGCCCCCGCCTCCATGTCGCGGACTGCATACCCACGGCATGCGGTCCCGGAATGCCCAGCGGCGATGAATCGCGGCTTCCCCGTCGTCTCATCCCGTTCGATGTGGCCCCTGTCCGTTCCACATTCCAGTTCAGCCCAGCGGCTCAGGGTGCGCGAGGCCCGAAGCAAGGCGCGGGCGTCGTCCAGTGTGATGCCCAACGCGCAAGCGCGGGCCGTGTATGTCATCAATCGGTTGCGGTTCATGTTCTGTTTCTCCTGTGTGTCCGGCGTCTTCCAACGCCTCCACACTCTCCGCCGGGAAGCGGGGAGTGGGAAGGGGTTAGAAGCTACCCAACGCCCGCAACGCGTCGCGCAACGTGCTGGATGCGTGTTCAACGTGTCGGCTTGCTTCCTCCTCGCGTTTCGTAGCCTGCTTGTTTGCCCTCGTCACGATCTCCGCCGCCTGCTCCTTTGCCGTCGCCTCCATGGCTGCACATTCCCGCCGCCATGCGTCAATGGTCGGAATCGGCGGCAAGTCCGCGCGGATGTCGCGTTCGACGGCGGCGATGACTTCCAGCAACCACGGGCCGCAGTAACTGGACGCGCCGAGACGGGCGGCGGCGTCGCGCAACACTTGGATTTCTTCCTGTTTCGTCATGGTGTGCTTGGTTCAGGCCGCAATCGTTTCCCCCGTCACCCGATCCAACCGCGCAACCAGCACGTCCGTACGGTCGCCGTCTTCGTTGTGCGTGTATTCGATCAACTCCAACCCGCCAGCGTCGTCCTCAAATACGACCCGGCCAGCGTCCACGGTGCCAGCGATGCGGACGGCTGTATTGACCCAATCGGCGGAAGGACCGACGACGGGCGCGCCGGATGCAATGAGATTCTTAAGATAGCTTGTGTTCACGGCGGTGTTTGTAACCGTTCACTAGCGAAGTGTCAAGCGGTGTCATGACATTTTTCTCTTTTCCATCCTTTCGCCATGCCACGTTCCGGAATGGCCTCACTCGAAAAAGCCACCCCCGCAGCAACGCCCAAGTCTCTGGCGCAACGGAATCAT